TACTCTTAAGGTACTATCTAAATTAGCAGCACCAGTTGATCTTAATGCACCAGTATGAGTTAAACCTGTTGTTACAAAATTAGCAGCAGTAGTGTTTCCACTTGAGTCTACTGTTGAAAAATCAGCACGATTAACTACTCGCAAGGTACTATCTAAGTTAGCAGCACCAGTTGATCTTAATGCACCAGTATGAGTTAAACCTGTTGTTACAAAATTAGCAGCAGTTGTATTACCGCTGGAATCCACAGTTGAAAAATTAGCGCCACCTGTTACTCTTAAGGTACTATCTAAATTAGCAGCACCAGTTGATCTTAATGCACCAGTATGAGTTAAACCTGTTGTTACAAAATTAGCGGCAGTTGTATTACTACTAGAATCCACAGTTGAAAAATTAGCACCACCTGTTACTCGTAAGGTACTATCTAAATTAGCAGCACCAGTAGCTCTTAAACCATTAGTATAAGTTAAGCCGGTAGTTACAAAATTAGCGGCAGTTGTATTACCACTGGAATCTACCGTTGAAAAATCAGCACGATTAACTACCCTTAAGGTACTATCAAGATTGGCAGCACCAGTCACTCTTAAAGTGCTATCTAGATTTGCAGCATTGGCAACTTTTAAAGTGCTATCTAAATTAGCAGCACCGGTTACTCTTAAGGTACTATCAAGATTAGCTGCACTGGCAACTTTTAAAGTGCTATCAAGATTTGCAGTTCCTGTCACTCTTAAGGTACTATCAAGATTAGCGGCACCAGTAACTTTTAAGGTACTTTCTAAATTAGAAGCACCAGTTGTTCTTAATGTTCCATTAATATTGGCAGCAGTAACAACTCTCAATCCATCGGTATATGTTAGTCCTGCAGTTATCGTATTACCTGTGTTCAAATTACCAAATACTATACCATTTGTTCTAACATTTAATGTAAGTGTATTAGCAACAGCACTTAAATTTAAACTTGTACCATAGATATTTGACGAGTGTGTTGTAACACCAACAACATCTAAAGTATCATAGATTGTTGATCTTGTTGATTTTGAATTTGTTGTTACCATATCTGTCAAGTATGCAGTATTAATACTTGCAGAACCTACATTGACAAATACTACATTACCAGTACCTGTCATACTTAGTTTGTTTACAATAGATGCATTTCTACCTATTGCAATATCATTATTTGTTGAAATATTACTTGTTGTAATATTATTAGTTACTTGTAGATTTAAGTTTGCTAAAACATTATTAGCAACATAAAGTGCAGTACCTTTACCATATATGTAAGCATTTGCACCAACAGTTAAATTGCCCGTTTGAGCTGATTGAGAACCGAGTGAGATACTAGTGCCAACTATAACATCAGTAGAGAATAGAACTGCATTTGCAACTTGTAATGCTGTGCCATTTGCAGTAATTACTATTTTAGAATTACCAGTTAATGCAAGAGTGCCATTAGACTTTGTATAGTCTCCAGTCTCTAATGTATTTAAAGCATTAGCCGACTGATTGGTTTGAATTCGCCATTCATCTATTGTATTATTTTTGGTGATATTAGTTATTGCCATTTATTATCTACTTTTTTCTAATAGTTGATTTAACAAAGACTTGATTTCTTTCATATCAGATGACATCTCCTGAACTTGATTCTTCAATCTATTTATTTCATTATTTTTCTCTGTCATACTTTTACTTAATTTTTTTCGTGCTTCATTCTCTTGTATTAAAGACCTATTAGTCGCCAATAATGCACGACTATTAGTATCTTTAGAATAAGGTGTTCCTTCAACTTTTAATAACATAATTATTCTGCGGGTAATGCAATTATACGTAAATTTTTAACTCTAGGAACAATTGTAGGATCACCCGATCTCAATACAATCTTAATTGATAAAGTTACAAATGTATCGTATGTTACACCATTTGTTGAAGTGTATGTAATAAAATTATCAATTGCAGATGGACGATATTCGTAATCTGTAAAAGTATATGGTGTTAATGCTGCGGCTACTGTAGGATTAATATTAACTAATTTTTGATATCTTCTATCTTTAAATGCTGTGCCATCAGAACCAGACAATATCTTACAGAATACATCTACTTCAGTACCTAGAGGTTTATTTGCAGTTAAGAATACTCGTAAATCACCCGCATCAAAACCATCTGCTAATTGAATTTGTCTTGTAATATATCTTGCGAGACATGGACCACCACTTGAATCGTATTCAGTATTCAATACAACACTTCCACCAGAACCAGATGCGGCAACAGCAGGATAGTTTGTATTTGCACCAATAGTTATAGTATAGTCATCAATGTAACCAGAACCAGGAGAAGAAACATACACACTAAGAATATTTCCACTAGAATCACATGAAAGATTACCAGTGAAACCTATACCAGTATTACTGCTAATAACGATAACATTAGAATTTCCATAACCAGTTCCCGAAGCAACAATTGTAAAATCTTCTGAATTTACTTCTGCATCATCAACATAATTTTCCCAAATATTTAAAAATGCTTTTTCTACTGATATAATAGGTGTGACTGATTCATCTGTTGTTGACATATCTACTTTAACAGTAAAGTCACCTTTATAACCTAAAGTCTTTCTTCTATAACCAACTGCATATAAATCATCATTTTCAAATGATATTGTTGTTGCTGGTACAATTGCACGATAATCTGTTTCCATTAAACCGGCAATTGTATTTGCTTTTAATGAATACCCAAGAGAAGTTCCAGTTGGAACAATTGATGTTTCCAATAATCTAACTTTATCTACATTGTAAATTACATCCTGTTCATCACTTTGTAATACTAATGATGCGGGTGATGTTGAGAACGAACATCTATTTAATCTAAACATCAAATCTTCATTAATATATGGTACATATTCCATAGAATTTTGTGAACGATATAATGTTCCAACATATGGGTTAATACCAATATACTGATTACTTGTTGATAATTATCCTTTTTCTGCTTCCCACAATATATAATCTGGTGAATCAGTTATTACAACAACTGCATATAAACCAGGTTTTAAGAATAACGGAGTATAAAATTCAAAGTTTGTTATTGTTGTTGAATCATCAACTGAAGGTGATGCATCTGAAATATTAACTTCAGATGGCACTTTAGTTACAACTGATTCTGGATACCAAAAATCAGATGAAGGTGCACCATTTACAGTTGGTCTTATTTGAACCCATACTGGTAAAGTATCGTCTTTTGCTTTGAAAAACAAATCTACACTATTCAAGAAAATACCATATGGATATCTTGCCGGATCAACAAAGAAAGTTTGTGCTAATGGATCAACATAATAGGTACCCAATAATTGTGATCCAGCTGATCTTGATGATACTAATCTATCTGATGTAGTTGTTCCAACAATCTTAGAATCAACATCATAGTTATATACAGTATCTACTAATTCTGTTTTACTTAAACTTAATCCAGATGCAACATATAATTTATCTGCAAATGAAATTGAATCACCATCATATGTATTATTGAATGATTCTGTTACACGGAAGTTTCTTTGACCGGATCTAAATGTTGCAGTTGGTATATAAAATGCACCACCGGCTTGACCATATTTGTTAGTTTTATTAGTACCAATGCTATAAACAACAGAACCTTGTGTTGTTGGTGTAGCACTTATTGTTGCCGTTTTTGTAGAACCAACATAAGAACTAATCGTAAATTGTTCACCAATACCTACTTCAGAAGTGGCTGTATGAATAATTGATACAGTATTGCCATTATAGTAATCGTTAGTTGTAGATGCATTATCATCAAATACAATGGTTGCACTTGATACAGTTCCTAATCCAGAATGATGTTCATTTATTGAAGATATTGTTAATGTTACACCACTATCTAAACCATAAACATATTTACTTGTGAGTGAAAAACCAGATTCATTAATGAATGAAACATTTGAACTACCTTTTTCACTAACAGCAACATAACCATATTTGTATGATGTTCCACCACTTAATAGTGATACTAAATTTGCCGTTAAATCTGCAGTTGAACTTGCAAACAACACAGGTTCGCCAGCAATCAATGTTGTATTGACATTCATTGTAACTTTATTTGGTACAACAACATATTTGTTTACATCAACTTCATCAAAGAATGAATATACAGTTGTTGATGGGCGTAGACCATTTGTCGTAAATAATACTTGTTTTGATTTCATGTATGGTTGAATCGCTAAATCAGTTACAAATTCACCAACACTTTGTTGTGATGCAGACGTTGATATTTGTTGTTGACTTAATTCAGCACCAGCAGTTAAATAAGTGTTGTCATTGTATGCTTGATAAACACCCCATAGACCACCACCTGCTTGATGACCACCACCCATCCATTGACTGTAAATATCACCACTTTTTTCATTTCGTGTTTGATACCATTTTGAATCTGCAATTTGTGCAAAAGGACTATTTTTATCATCAGACCATTGTTTTTGATTATCAGCAATATATTTAAATGCATCATTAATAAAATTAAATGCATTTTCAATACCTTGATTGGAATTCAATACAACTTTTGCAGTTGTTTCTGAATCAACATCACCAGTGAATTCTGGAAATAAACGCATTGTTCCTTTAAATGAAGAATACAAAGCTGCAGCAATTGCTGATGATTTTGTTGCATATGGTTGTTGAGCAAGAACCGATGTTGTATAATCCAACATCATAATCTTTTGTTGATTTATACCAGGCGTTATTAATTTTGTTCCGCCAGTAGATATTAAAGTATTTGCCTGTAAATTAATTGTTCTCATTAATGATGCTGGTTTTAATTCACCCCCATCAATTAAACATCTATTATCAAATTGAACTTGTGTTGTTGGTGCTTTAACATCATCTGAAGTAAAGTTATCAGTTAAGATACCATACTTTGATCTGTCTAAACCATTTGCATCTGTAATTTTTGTTGATGTTGCATCTTTTTCCAATGAATTTAGAGAAACATAATATTCTAATTGTTTGATGCGATTTTCAAATGCACCGATATCTTGCATTGTATATCTACGATGATTTTGAAAATTGGCACGAATATCTTTTACATTTTCTGTATATGCAGGTATTGATAATGTGTAAATTAACATATCACCAGAATTTACATTTGGTGCAATAGGTTTAATTGCTGATGTGCCAGATACTACTTCAAAATTTCTAGATTGTTTAACTACCACACGATCAATTCTACCTAGATAATAATCAAAATTACTTGTTAATGATTGATTTGGTAATGGATTAACTGCACCAGATATATTTGTTGTACCAACACCTCTTGTTGGTCTGAAGTCAAATGCTGATCTTAATGGTATTAATTTATTATCTTCTTTATTATTAAAGTAAAAAATTTCATCGTAAGTAAAATTAGAACCTGCTTTTAGATATGAGTCTACAGTAAACAAACCATCATTTTGTGGTGATGGTGCAGATTGATGACTTAGATATTTGTAGGTAACATAAACTTTACCACGTGGTGCACTATACCCACGTTTCAATGTAATTGTTGCATGGTCATAATGTGTTTTACGTTGACCGTTATCAAAATCATAATGTGTAGTAACATCATATGTTGAACTTGACAACATTGCAGTTGTTACATTAGCAGCAGAACTTCTTGAGTCTGTAATTCTAACAATTTGTAATACATCAGGTACTTGTAAACTAACTGCTTTACCTGGTGTTCTTAAATCTGTTAATGTTGTAGTATCATCAAAGAATGTTGAACCAACAGTATTAAATACATAACCTACTCCACTAACTGAAGTTTTTGATGATGTATTTGCTGTATAAAGACTTGTTGTACCAGGAGAACCTGCACCATTAGTAAACTCATATGGAACTAATGAATGTAAATTTAATCCAGCTGTTGATGGTATTAATTGTTTACCACGAATTGCACCCGAAGATGCATTTTCTGCATTATTAACTTTAGAGTTAATTAATAAATCAACTTTTACACCTGCAGTATTAACATCAATTTCAAAATTTGTTGAACTGATTGCAGTTACCGTAAATAAATTATTTGCTAGTCCAAGAATAGTATTCGCAGCAATACCTGATGTTGCATTTGCAGCAGTATCATAACGAACCATACAAATAATATTATCTCTAATATTTGAATCAGAAATAACACCAGGTGAACCGCAGAATGAGAATGTATCTGTACCTTCTGCACTAATACTAATTACACCACCAGCATCTGCAGTTTTATTACTATAAAATTTCTTCGCATAAAAATCCATATTTGTCAAAGTAGAAGCTTTTATTGCTTGATATGGTACATCAAATATTAATGAGGATCTTTGTGGTCCTGAAATCATTGCAAAACCAGTTGTTGTATCTTTAGAATCACTATTGATATTACCAGCAAATGTTTTTGTAGTACCACTTTTAATTACAAATGATTCTGCATTTTTAAAATCTGAATCAATAGAGAATGTATTTGATGTTGGGGTAATTGGCCATGCAGACTGTAAGTAGATATGTGTTGCATTAGATGATTGAATTAATACTGGAGAAATTCCTGTACCACCTGCATCAGTAACTCTAAAATACATATTTGCATATGCATTGGTACCTACAGTTGAAGAAAAACCAGCAGGCATACGAATTGATCTTGTATTTGAACCTGATGCTTGAGTTGTACCAGTGATTGATATACCATTAGCAGCAAATGTATGAACAGTAAATGAATGTGTATTACCAATTTCTAATGTCGTTGAATCGTTATAATCCATCATATTGGCACGTATTTCACCAATCTTTGTAGAATTATATGCCGTAGTGGTTGTTGTATTAACACTTGTATGTGCAACACTGTGAACATCTAATAATGGATAATTTGTAATATCTAATGTACCATACACAGTATCTAATACAATAGAACTTTCATAATTTGTTGATACATCATAACCTTCAACATTAGCAACTTCTCTTGCTCGATCTAATTGGATTGTTGTTGGTGCAATAGTTTGAAATTCATATCCACTAACATAGGCTTTACCAGGATCAAGAACAATATTAAACATACCATTTGCAGAATCACCTTCTTCAATAGAAATAACGAATGGGTCTACAGTATAGTTGCCTGACTCATCGTATGTTCTACGAGCTAACATTTTTTCAATTTCACTATAGATTGGGTAATCAATTTCTTTTGTCTTTACACCATCTACTAAACGAATAACTTCAAAGAATGAAGATACATCTGCAGAATCTAATGATCTTTTTGATAATGCTGTGTTGATTACAAATCGTTCTGCGCCTGGCGCTTGATAATTAAATGCGCCTTGTGCAGGATCCAATAATGAAGTATCATCAACTTCATCTACAATAGTTGAATCAAATTCAACACCAATCTTATATGATGGTTGTTTATTGATTGTCGTAGAAGAACCCAATCTATAGAATAACTCAACTACTAAAAATTGCGGTGTAACTTTTACAAATTGTCCTTTGAAGTAATATACACCATCTTGAATACTTGCAACGTAAGAAGAACCATAAGCAGCAGTATCTTTTAATTGTGCATAGATATTTTGACCATAAATCTTTAACTCATCCGATTCAACAAACCGATCACCACTAAGATATTTAATAACCAATACTGGATTTGTACCAACACTATCAACAGCAATAACTTTTGCTCTTGCCAATTTTGTAGAGTTGTATGATACAATTGTTTTTCCTAGATAATCGGAAGGAACAATATCTGCGTTATTATATTGTGCATTTAAGATAATATAGTTAGCAGCAGTATCTAAAGAAATTTTACCACCAATTATTGGACTACCACTTTGAAATATATGATTACCAAATTTTTCTATTTGACTTGATAAAATTGTTTGCAGTTGAGTAAGCTCTCTTGCCTGAACTGAATATCCAGGACGGAAAAGAACCCGCATAAAGTTTTTATCTTCATTGAAATCATCGTAATATGGATCGTAATTGAATAGAGTAGTCATTTATTCCTCGTTAAAAACTCAGTATAAAACGGATTCGTTCGGTTTGTGCATCATCACGGGTTATTGGTGTTTTACTTGTTATGTATAATATTTTTCCTGAATACAAATCAAGTGTAGGCGTTTGTATTGAATTTACAACACGAATTGCACCACTATCTCTTCCTTTTACCGCAGAATTTACATTTAGTGTGCCACGAACATTATTTACATAAAGATGATTTTCTACAGTATCGAATGATATAACTTCTGCTTTATATGTTGCAGTATCATATGTTGCGCCTTGATAAACAACTTCATCAACACCAAAATCACCTACACCAGGTGATGTTGTTATTCTTGTATATAAAGTATATGCTTCACCAGTTGCAGGATTTATTGTATTGTATAAATGTGGATTGTGTAATAAAACCACTTGTCTAAAATCATTATCTGTTGGTAATACACCAGATTCATTTTGATTGAATTCAACATTAAACATTAAATTAGATGCAGATAATTCATATACTGGATCATATCCATGACCATCATGTGGTGCAATAGAAACTAAAGCAGTAGCATTATTACCAACACCACCAGTAACATCTGTAAATGTTAAATCTGCATATGTGTATTGTGTTCCACGATTTTGAATAATAACATCAACAACATGTCCATTTGTTACATTTGCTTTTAATATTGCACCAGTGCCATCACCATCTATTGATATAATACTTTGTGTTGTGCCATTGGTATAATTATTTCCTGAATTTTTTATAGTAACAATATCAAGTCCACCACCAACTGCTGCGGCAGTAACAAACTTATTATTAACTACTGGCATCCAATCATCAGTTAAAAATCTTTGTTTTTGTACCGATGAAACAGTATACAAATATTTCCACTTATAACCATCTGCAGTTAAAACATATGGTTCTTCTAATGAAGTTGTAGATAATGATAATGCAGGTTCAGATGTAGAATTTGCGCTTGAGTTATTTGCTAAACATTTAAATACTTGATCTTTACTATTCAACACATAAAAATTAGTATTTGCTTCGTAAGTGTTATATTTTGTATTTGCAGTCCAATTATTCCTATCTACGACCAAAGATGCATTAGTATATGATAATTGTTTTGCCAATATACCATATCTATAGTAATCATTCATCACAGAATCTGTTTCTGTAGGGGTAACTGGAACTTCAGTACCAGCATTCCAAGGCAATTGTTTACCTATAAATGCATACATGTATGATCTTCTTGATGTAGGAAGATATGAATTTGCCGTCAAATCTAATAGATTATAAAATTGTTTGGCAAGTAATACTTTTAAATTTTTTGTTATGAGTGATGACATAATTGTATTTATTTAACTTTTAAGACGTTTGTGACAATATTTTTAGTATTTGAAGTAAATGCAGTATCTACTTTAATAGTATTAGCATTTACAAAAGTAACAGTTTTAGTCTCATCAAAATATAAATTGATTGTCACATTATTTGCAGTAACACCAAGAGTATTTTGAGTAATTAGATATTTACTATTTGATACACTTAATACGGTTTCTGTATTGCCAGTTGATAAGTAAATAATATCACCATCAAGAATATCATTAATAAAGTTACAAGTATTACCAAATACTGTATTAGAACCAAGTGATATATTAACTGTATTTGCAACATTACGATACACACCAGTAAAGATTACAACATCACCAACATTGACATAATTCATTAAATTGGCAGTTGAATTTGTAGTTGCATTAGCACCATATACAATATTAAATTTTGTTGGTAATGCTTTTATTGTAATGCTTTGATTAACATCATTTGCAGAGACATTTTCAGAATTATTATCAATTCTTGTAACAAATGTTTTTGTACCTAACGGATGAACAATATCGTTTAAAGGTTTTTTAAATTTATTGTAATCTGTCTGTGAACTAATTACATATGAAAAATTGTGATATTTGTTACCATCTTGCATAACTTTATCTGCACTCAAATGACCATCTGTATTCAAATAGATACCAGGATAACGAATCAAACCATTTTCAAATTTTGCAGTTGCTTTACCACGACCATCACCATATACTGTTGTGCTACCTAAAACAACATTACCTGATACTATACCATCATCAGAATGAATTGTTTTAGTTATATCAAGAGTTCCCCTATAATCAAACAATCTAATAAATCCAGTGCTTTGATTAAATTGATCAACATATGCAGAAAATGTTGTTGTAAGATTACTTGATCCCTGATATATTTTTGTATTTGATACAAACAATTGTCCAGAAGTAACATTCTGTAAAGTTAAATCCATATTTCTTAATGATATCATAGGAGCTTCAACATAATCATAACCATAACTAACTACACGTATAGAAGTTATAGCACCAATTCTTGAAGTGGATAATGAATATTGTTCACCATCACCAAGAACTTCACTGACATACACATTAGCACCAGCGCCAGAAACTGTGTTTATTGTGATTGTTGGTAATGCATTTCTAGTATATCCTTCACCACCCAATACATATGCATTTGAAGAATGATTATTAATTGTTACTGTTTTAATACCACTGTTGCCAGTATGTATAGCACTAACATATGCATTGGCACCATAACCAGAACCACCAGTAAATGTTAATGTTTGATTAACTGCATAATTACTACCACCATCTGCAATAATAATTCTTCCTAATGAACCTATCTTATATAAATCATTTCTTACAATTTTATATACTGAAACACCAGAAACATCATTTGCAAAATTATTAGCAAAAGATATTGTATGCGTAGTAACTCCAGTAATTTGAAATATATCCTCCATCTTATTTACAACATATAATCTCACATAGTTACCAACTTCAAATGATGTAGTCAAATCTTGAGTTAAATCTGTTAATATATTTGTATCTTTTACAATATTACAAGATGTTATAACAAGAACGTCATCATTAATTTCATTGTAAAAACTATAAGTATCTAAAGTTGGTTTTGCTCTGTATCCGCCACCACCTTGATCTAATGAAACAAATGATAATGGATATACATTAAATGATTGATATGTGCCAATATTAGAAATTGTAATAGCATTAGCAACATTGATGTTTGCATATAGTCCATTTAAAGTTTCAATGGACATATTTCTTAAATTTACTTTACGAACGACTGAAGTATCTACTAAATTTATAGATGCTTTTGCTTCTGCCCCATATGGCGCATTTTCAAATCCACCTTTAAAATCTAAAGTTGAAACTGATGCATCATAAGATGAACTTATTTCACTTGTCGTTCTAAATCCAAAACCTGGATTAGTCAATATAACTTCAGTAACAGAACCCTTTGTTGTATTACCAACGTATGCTAAAGCACCCACTGGATTATTTGCAGTTGGATTTAAACCACCTACAATAGTAACTGGATCACCATTATATGGTATTAATGGATCATATCCATTATAATACAAACCACGATTTAATGGATTAATTTTAATCTCTGATAATGCACCAATTAAACGACCAGATACAGTTACATCAACAACACCATTATTGTATGTTGCATCTACAGTTTCACCTGTTTCAAACAATCGTTCAACATTAGATACATAAACTTCAATGTATTTAATACCTAATTGACGATCAATTGATTCAATAACTTTTTCTACTACTGCAGTTGCTTTAGATATTCTACCTGTTATTTTTGTTTTTTCAATATTAAAAATATTGTTGTCACTAGTATCAATTCTAAGTGCTAAAGGCAATACCCATTTACCATCAGATACTTTTAAGATATCATCTTTAGGATAATAAATGTCTATATTTTCATTATATAATGCACGAAATAAAAACTTTACTGAATCTTGTGTACCATTAGATTTATAAAATGTGGTAATTAATTTTAAAAATAATCTTTTATCTGCCAGTATATTCTCTGGAAAATAAGGCATTAAATCTCTCTTTAACAAATTTAGATAATCATTATCTGCTGTATCTAAATCTATAGAATCATTTAATGCTTTTATTTCATAACTAACTTGATTATTGGTTTCTAACCATTCATAATACTTTTGAAGAAATGTTACAAATATAGGATATTCTTCCCGAACAAATTCGGGTAATTGTCTCTCTACAATTTTAGAAGTTAAAACTTGATCCATTAGATTGCCATTGTCTTAACTACAATACTTGTTGGGTCTTGATCATCCAATACTAACATTTTATTCAAACTAGATTGTATAATATTACTTATTGGTTTAATGTGTATCATAATATCACCAAAATCATTATTGACTGCACTAGGATTAAAATTATTAATATATATTTTACCTAGTTTATAATCAATCGTTCCAGTAACACCATTATTTTTGGAACTATTAATAATAACTTTGGTACTTTGACTACTGATCTCATCAGTTTTGTAGTATGAGATTCTTATTTGTCCATATCTACCTTGAAGAATTGCAAGACCTTCTCCTAATAACCCACCGCCTCCTGTAATCTGAACTGCTGCAGATGTATAACCAACACCTGGTGTTAATACTGTAATTGATGATATTTTACCATTAACGATAGTTGCGGATGCTGTTGCACCTGTGCCGTCACCAACGATAGTTACTATAGGTGTAGATGTATAATTAACACCAGGATTTGATACTGTTATAGATTCAACCCCACTAAAAGATGATGGAACTTCTTCAAAAAAACATTGTCTATCTATAGCATTTTCATCTGCAATAGTAAAGTCTGGCGATGAATAGAAATTTTCATTTGTTGTTCCACGAGTCAATTCAAATCCAAAATCCAAAATATAATTATCTGAATTAATTAAATCTGGTCTAAATTTCTTTGCAACAAATAAAGTTGCTTCATTAGAAACGATTGATCTATCCCAAGCATCAATTCTTGTTTCCATACCAGAAAAATTAAAATAACTATTAAATTTATTCAAATTAGTAGAACAATAATTACTGATTATACTTTTGACATCCGTTGTTAATTGTGATTGACTTGAAGATAATTTTGCTTTATCATAATAAACTTTTGAAGATACTTTAAGATAATTATAATCTACATCTACAATTTCTGGTGTAACAGTCAACATACTAATTGGTTTCAAAATAGTATTCTTTACATAATCTTTTTCTGTTTGTGATACTTCAAAACCTAATTTTGGTTTTGCAGATACAAATACTTTACCATAAATTGGTGGGTTGTTTTCTTCTCCACCCCAAACATTAACTGCTTCAAACTGTGGATATTTTTGTTGTATTAATCTGATATAATCATTTTTTGTTACTGCACGATTTTGTGCCAATAAACTTAATGGTGCTCCAAATTTAATTGAATCTGTAGTTTCTCTATCAGAACCACCAGCTGATCTTACTAAAGGATCAACAATAATAGTTGAATATCCTGAAATAGAACCACTTGCTATAAAATTGTTTGCGTAATTTGCGGCTGAACCATTTGTTATTAAATACTCTGTAGTAATAATACCTGCATCAGGTATTGATTTACTCAATACATCATCACCAAAGTAAATGTCATATTTACCATCAGTACCTTCTTGAAGAAAATAAACTTCAGAATTAGCAGTAATATTTAAGTCATTTTCTGACCTATCATAAACAATAGTTGTAGTATTTGAAACTGATTGTCTAACACTAACTATCAATGTATCTGTGTCAATATTAGAATCGTTCAAAGTAAATAATTGTTTTGGATTTGTTGAATAACTATTTACAAATGAATATGAAGTATATTGACCTTCATAGATTGGTATATCAGTAAAAGTATAATTGTATCCAACTTTATCTACTGTATATGAATTTAACGTAACAAATTTGAATGATAACCCATTAATCTGTTCTGAGAAAAATGAATATCCTTTAGGTATTGTTAAAGACCCTGCAGTTGTATTTGGTGTAACTACTGTTATATTAACAATTGCCCTAGCAGAAGCTGATGATCTTGGTACATAATTAAGTTTTTTGGCATGAGAAACGACTGATGTTCTAAGTAATGCAGTATCTAAAAATGATTCATTTGCAATCATATTGAGATAATAGGCATTATAATGTGTATTGTATGCTAATACATCCAAAAGAATATTAAGACCAGAACCTTCAAAATCATAATCTTGAAATTGTGATTGTTGTTTTAAGAAAGTTTTTAGATTTGATTTAATCTGGTCAAAATCTAATTCAGTAACTTTTAATCTATCAGCCATTTTATCGTTCTCTTGCTAAGAAAAATTCTATATTAATTGGATTTGTTTTATTGCCGATTATAAAATTCATAGTAACTGAAAATCTATTATTATCATAATCTGGACTAACTTTTAATTGATTAAGTGTTACTCTAGGTTCAAAATTTATTATTGTTTGTTGTATTTCTTTTTCTAAAATGTTTGCACTAATTGAATCCATATTGTCAAATAACAATCTGCGAACATTACTTCCAATTTCTGGATGAAATGGTTTTTCATAATGATTCATCAAAAGTAAATTTTTCAAACTAGTAATTACTGCTCGCTCATCATATAAAGTATTGATATCTTTTTTTACTGGATGAATTGCAAAATTCAAATCCAAATCACTGTATCGTGATATACCTATATTTGTAATTGAGGTTGCCATGTGTTATTTATCTGTCTTTCTAATCACTTACCAATTTTTCTTTATATAAATCTGTGCCTACCATAGTATTAATTAAATATGTTTGTGTATTTCCAATATGAGATAATCTAGTCAATGTAGAATAATCACTTAGTATATTACAAGATTCTGCATAATAATCACAATCATGTGTTCTTCTAGTCCATAATAAATTGTTTGCCGTAAGTGCATGACTATACAATGCATCTACACCCGCAGACGATAAATTAGAAGATACAGTGGTAACAAAAGTATCTGGATCACTTGTAATACGTAATGAATTTTGTAATGTAATAACATCTGCAGCAATAATTGCAGTATTTAATGATATCTCAGTATTAACGTATAGACTAGTCATACATGCTAATACAGGTAATGCATTTGCAACATTATCAGTTTTATTTGTTATAACTAATATTGAACGCCCAATTGCCATTACTTTATTATAATCTGGTGTTTGTGGATTACCTGTAGATATAGTTAATCCAGAAATATTTGATGTATGTTTCTTAAAATATACAATTGTAGAATTAGAAAAAGTAGTATATAAAGTGTTTGCACTTTGAGCAACTGCAGAATTATTATCCCATACGGTAACTGTATTAATTACAGACTTCATTAAATCTACTTGAGTTTTTAAGAGTGCAATAACATTTGCAGTTGGGTCTTTATAATAATCTGAGATTACTATATTACCATTTGCAAGTGCTTGTTTTTGCCAATTCTTCAAATCGGAAGGAGCATTGTTTAATGTAGCTTTTGAATTTGCAGATAAATTAATAGCATCTCCAAATTTTGTAGTATCAAAATCATAATGTAATCTTCCAAGAACTGTATTTGCTGCCATAATATTTTCCTTTAGATAAGTGTGCCAAACATTGGAAAAACAGGAATGGTAGTTGGACCATATGGTGCGATATGAAAATGTAAATTATGTTCAAAACGAATACCTTCCATTGATCCAAATGCATCTGTAGTATATAGACCCAACATTAATGGCGCAGTAACTAATATTGTAGATGATATAAATCCATCAGTAAAAATTCCTAATCCATTAACTACAATCATAGGTGTAAATGGTGTAGATGCAGGTAAACCTATAAACAACCCACCCAATTCAGTCAAAAATCCATATGGTCCTGCTACTACTTGTGTACCTGCAGTAACTTTATAATCTGCAACAACATCTACTCCCGTAACAACACCATCAACACTCAAATCGCAAAACATATGAACTCTATCATGTGAATTGAAATAGATTACACCCGTACCCAATACACCGCCAGATGTAACTGTATAATCTTCACCAGAACTAATTCTAGTTTCTTTACCAACAACTCTAGTATAATTACCAGCAACTTGTAAAGTATAATCTCCTTCTACTCGTTCTACTAAATTTCCTTTTATATTTAATTGAACATTACCTTCTATTTCAACAGTGCATTTACCAGTTATCTTTACATTATTATCACCAAGAACAATTAGATAGTTATTGTTTTGTATTTTATTTACTTGTTTACCATCTGGATGTATTTCTAAAAATGTTTTACTTTTGTGTTCTAATCGTATTCTTTCTTTTGCAGGCGTATCATCAAAATGCATAGCTGAACCACTACCAAATTCAAATACTTGATTACGACCATAAATTGGTTCACCTGTAGGACCATACTTAGCATCTTCATTAAACACTGATGCAGGTTCAAACCATGCATGAGCAGCTGCGGGTGGGTCTGCAGGTTCTTTTCCATCATTTGGATTTTCAGGTACAACATTCTCTGGTGCAATTGTTTGAACAGTAGATGCTGACGTAGAAGTTACACCAGTTAAACTATCAGTAATTATTACTCCTACTTTATCACCAGTTACTGTAGTTGTGGTTGTAGTAGTACCTTCAGTGTTTACAACTTTCGTTACTGCACTATTTATTTTTGAAGATATGTATTGATTTATACCATCATTTATTGCCATAGTTTATATTCTCTCATATAATTGATACTACTTGTGCAGTAGGTTGTTTGGGTGCTTCTCGTGGTGTATAACTATCTATTTGACTTTGAGTTGGTGCACTTGCTAATACAGTTGCTAAATTTTGATTTGCAGCATCTACTGCTGCTAATGCTTGAGTTGGATTTAAAGATATATTTGTATTCAATGTTGCATTTAGAATTTGTCCTGGTATTTGTGCTAATGCTAATGTATTTTTGAATACTGATTTTGCTTCATTAAATGTTGATTTCATTTCAGTAGTTAATGTTTTGAATTCTGGTCCTAAAATACCATCACCAGAACTTCCAAGTAAATCATTACCTAAAGATAAAATTGATTGAAAAAAAGCAAATGCACATTCTTTCGCCATCTGTAGTAACATAGCAGGTAATGACATAATCCAATTAATTACTGCACGAACAATAATAATATAATAAATTAATGCATCTGCTACTGCCTTAACAAATTTTAGAAATTTATTAACTTCTTGTAATATCTCTTTAATCTTTTTAACTTTTTCTACTATTGAGGTTGTTACACCAGTAGGTAAAATACCACGACCAGCAAAATATGCTTTTAATGCGGTACGTGCGGCTCTAACAGAAACATTATCTTGTAAATATTTCCATGCTGCGGTTCTTCTTACATCAGCACTAATATCGCAAGTATGTGCTAAATTTTTATTCGTTAATGATGTTAATGTATTTTTAGTAGTAATTGCAGCATTTGGAACATTTGAAGGCATACCATAACTGCCAGAAAGAATAACTCCAGCGGGTGGTATAGGAGGAAATAAAGCAGAAGGTCTATACATTTTTTTACCTATACAGTAGTTGTAATACCAGGAATAACACCTAATATAATTGGTTGAAGTGCTTGAGCACCATCTATATAAAATCCAATAACCCAATCATTAGGTCTTGCATCTATTGTTTTTCGTGTCATATTAGCAGAAAGTATACAAGGTGCCCAAGGTAAACTTTCTGTTGGTGTTGCATTTGTATCTATAGTATCTTTACCCCAAACCCGAACTTGAACTCTACCTGATTTTTCTGGATCATCAATGCTTTCAATAGCACCAATGAACCAATACATACTAGAATTTACACCAGGAAAACTAAAATCTGACATTATTAATTATACTCCCACGGGTCTATAAAGTTGTTTCTTATTAGTTGAATCTGTAGATATTTCAATTATTGTTTCATGTTTTTGATATGTAATAACATTTCTACATGCTAACACTATATATTTACCGCTAACAGATTCATCTTTACTATCTGCTTCCATATTCTGTGCCCTACTGGATACCAACAAATCAACTACTGTACCACATGCTAAATTAAAGTTACCAGGCATTACTAATTTAATTCTCTTTGATGTATACTTACGCATCAAAGCTGGTCTTTCAGTAAAATATTTCGTTGTATCATCTATAATATTAGTAGAAGTTGGATTATGTTCTTTTGTCCAAGGATTTCTAGACCCTATAACAGTAGGTCCATAGTAAACTCTGGTACATAAACTTGGATCTACTGCTTCTGGTATTGGTGCCAAATCTGGTGTTTTATTTAATTGTGTTGATTTATTATTAAATGATATGGGTCCAGTTTGTTTAGTCAATACTTGTCTATTAAATATATCAACAAATACACCAGTTGAACCATATACACCACTATCAATATTTTTCTGAACATCAAATTGTGAAACTATTTCCATATATCTAGCACCAGTATATGAATTATCTCTTGTTTCACTTTCAAACATTTTTGGTTCATAATTAATAGTTGCTACAGGTAATTGTTTGGCAATATTAGATAATGATATAAAATTAAAACCATTGCGATTTTCAAAAAATACAAATGTTGGAGATTGATCATCCGTTGTTATTGCTTTTTTCGTGATATCTATAATACAATCAAATGGTGTTCTACTATTGCTTGGATATTTTATTAAACCAGCAGTTGGTTCAATTTTATATCCATATTGTATTGATAAATCATTAGTTAAAATTTCATTAACAATATCTGAAAATGTTCTTTGGTCATAAACTTTTTTAATTTTTTTTGTTTTTGAAGTGTAGTATTCTTCAGAAACAAAATATAAAGCATATTGTTCTGAAGTTGAATTTAATGGTATTGTTTTACCTTTTTTATATATCTTAAACGTCTTAGTAAATGATGCAGCTACATTCTCATTTTTACTAATACTAATCTTAAGTAAATCTGATCCATCAAAATTGAATTTAGAAGTTAAATCTATAGCATCAGTAATTAATATTATACCCGTCATACATGGGCAAAAGATATTATCAAATATGTTTAACTCTTCAAACTTATCAGAGATATCAAAGTTACCAACTTTTGTTACTATAGTTAGCTCTTTAATAAAATGACTAAGATTATTACTTATTGTTTCAGCCATTCAACAATACTCTCTCTAATTCATCTTTTATTGCATTTTTATATTCTGCTTTAATAACTCTAATGTTTCTTTTATTTTCATTCAATTGAACTTCAGTATCAAAATAAGTAAATCTTTCTTTAGTAATATCAACTTGCATTACTGTACCATCAGTCAAAGTATATTGTGTTGTTGACGGTGTTAAACTTGCATATGTATCCGCATCAATAGTTGCATATTCTTCAATAGATTCACCAGTTTTAACTAATGTTCTAGTTTCAATTTTATAATATGTTTTATAATTTGTTTGTGCCCAAGTAATACCATATAGATGATCTATTGATTCCATTAATTGAGAATATGTTAATGGCCAATCAGTATTCAAATTCATTATACCATTGATTCTCATTATTAACCAATGATATTCTGGATCATTATAAATTTTATATGAAACTATTTCAGGAGTATCACCTTCAGATATTACATAATCAAAATATGCTTGTGTGGCATCAATAGATTTTTGTAGGATAGAAAAATTTGCAGTTAAATTTATAACAGTATCTAAATCATTAGATTGATCTATTTTATATAATGTTCTTGGAAATAAATTAAAAAAGTTAGACATATTATTTTTCCTCTGACTTATACTTTTGCCAATTTCTCACCCAATTCATACCGGTGGCGGCACCCCCTGCAGTAGAATTGAATGATGTAACTGTACCACCAAAATAACCACCAAGTTTAGGAGGAGGAGGTACTTTTTCTTTAGGAGCATTTGAAACTTTATTTGCAACAGTGGGTTCTGATTTAGGTGGTGCCGGTATTGTCTCATTTTGAACTTTTTCACCAGAAAGAAATTGTTTAGTGATATACCTAGTTTCCTTAAATCGTAATGTCATCCTAATAGTAACTGGCATACCAGTACCACCTTTTGATGGATTTATTTGATCATCAGTTTCAAAGGTGTGAAATCCACCTGGTGCAAAATCTACAGTAACATCTTCTAGAACACAAGTAACAATACTAGGTATATTTGGATTTTTTTTACCACGATACATGAATGAAATATCAAATACTGATGGTGGTACTAAAAAGTAACCACCTGTACCATCTCTAATCTCTGGGGCTTGATGATAGATAAAGGTATCAATTATTTTCTGAACCTGCATTGCTTCTGGTTGACTTCTAGGATTAAAAACATACTCAAAATTAAAACTACGCAAACTTGGTTTTGAATATATAACTTCAACCATTGGATTTGGAACACCAAATTTACCCACAAATGCCGCATTAAATGTATTGCTACCAAGTATAGGTGCATTAGGAAATTGTTTTCTTGCCGCACTAAGAAGAAAAGCACCTACGTTTGTTGCTGCTTTTTCACTACCATCATAATTATCATAAAGAGATTTGCCTACTGATGCTAATGTCAATGCATCACCTGATAATTCTGGTGTTTCATAAATTGCGTGTGATGTAAATGCTAGTGTATCAGGCATATAAATTGCAATATTATCTACTAATTGTGCAACATTATTATTAAATGATGCTGAGTCTTGATTGGTTATATCCTTAAACACATTAGCAATTGATGTGGTTGCTACATCAACAACACCATTAACACCGGCTTGAATTCCAGGTGTTGTGAATTTGTTAAGTATAGCATTTCCGATATTAGATATTCCATTTACTACATCTTGCACAGATTTATTATCGGTAATAGCTTTTACAGAATTACCTATTGCTTGTAATCCCAAAGCACCATTTACAGTACCTTCATCTATTCTAGATTGTGCTAAAGTATTTAATCCAGATTTTGTCATTCCTGGAGTGCTTGCTTGTTTAGATAGTTTTTGGACAAAAATATTAAACAACATATAATGTCCTTTATCTTCGGATCCAATATCTTGAGGATATCTATATGTCGCAACAGAAGTATCGCCATAAAAAAGGTTTCTTGACTGAGCGGGTTCTACGTAATTTACACTTGAAACTAAAAACTGTGACATTTCTATTCCTTAATTTACCACATATTTATGTGTGGTTTATTATTTTTATACTCTTATATTTCCTGTACCTGTAGATTGTGCAAAAAATAATTCAAAGGATTCTTTACTCCAAGCATCAGTAGTTGAATTGTTAGGTACTTGTTGTGGTGGTTTTTGTGTTTGTTGTTGAGCACCACTAGAATTATTTCCCAGAACTGGTTGTGCGAAGCCCGTTATCATCTGTCCCATTAATTCAAAAACTTGATCCAATATACCACCCGAATTTCCAGAGATAGATGAATTATCTGAAAGTAATCCACCAGGTAATAATGAAGGAGTTCCTGATGATGCAACTGCTTGTCCTGGTGTATTTGGATTTGTATCTAAATTTCTTGGTTTCTGTGCAAAGAATGTTACTGGATCTATATTATTACTTCCTTCTTTAATACCAAAATGTAAATGTGATCCTCTAGATTTACCGGTATTACCAACTGCACCAATAACTTGACCTGGAGTTACTGCTTGTCCTTGTGCAACATTTATCTTACTTAAATGTGAATATGTTGTTTTCTTTCCATCACCATGGTCTACCTCAATATGATTACCAAAACCAGGAGTTGCGCCTGCAAAAGATACGGTACCTGCAACAGGAACTTTAACTGGTGATCCCGTTGGAGCACCAATATCCCAACCTTTGTGAAATGTTCCATCTCGTGGTTTAAAACCACTAGTAAATACACCACCAGGAACTATATCTTGAATTGAATTTGCGCCAAATCCACTTTGTGTTGAACCACTTGAGGCACCATCATTACTGGTTCCCGTTGGTGTTGGTGATGTGGATGCAGCACTAGGTGATGTTTGTGTTGGTGATGTGCTTTGTGTTGGTTTAGTAGTTGCACCAGATGTTGTTGGTATTGCAACAGGTGATGTAGAATTAGCAGTAGTTGTATTTTGTGTATTTACTAGAGTTGGTGATGTAACTTCTTCATCATCTGGAAGATTACTATATTCTTTCCAAAAATTCCATAATGTATAAAGATCATATGCAGACATTGCTAAATTAAATGCTGCACCTATCCATCCCGCAAAAGGTATGGTTGCTAATGCACCAGCAGCAAGTAATTTTTCTCCTAATCTTATAAAAAAAGCAGGAGCTCTTTTTGATAAAAATTGCATAAATTTAGCCCATGCACCTTTAGGAGCTTTCTTTTGAGCAATTTTTTCTTCTGCTGTCATTAAAAATCCTGGTTTATTACCAGCACCAGCAGTAGAATTCCAAGCATCTTTTATTTCTGGACCAAAATTCTTCACCGTTTGATAACCAGAATATGCAAGACTACCAGCCGCAGCAGTTGCTCCAATTTTACTTCCCAGACTCATTTCTGTTTTAGGAGGTTGTGTATTACCGGGTGTATTACCAGATTTAGGAGGTTGTGTATTACCGGGTGTATTACCAGATGTATTATTTGTTGTATTTTCTTGATTAGATAGTAAATAAGATCCCAATAATCCTGCGCCAGCTGATAAAACAGCACCTCTCCATCCTCCACCACCTTTCTTAACAGAAACACCTTTGTTTGGCATATTAGGCGCAGGTATGCCTCCTGCCATTGCCCATTTTGCTGCTAATCCAAATATCACTCCACTCAATGCATTAAATGCTACATACAATCCCGCTATAGCACCAACTACAACCAAAGCACCAGTTTTAATTTGATCCCAAACTTGAGCAAGACCCGTACCCTGCAATATAAGTTGAAAACCTTCCTTAATAGATTTTGCAAATTCTGGATCAGTAAACATTGCTTTTACAAATGCACCAATACCTACAAGTGTTAATGTCTTTAACATTATAGATACTAAACCACCACTAAAAAATTCACCAACTAATCCTAAAAGCATTGAACCTATTCCAGGTTTTTCTTCACCTTCTACTTTTGTTGGTGCTAATTTTGAAGAAGAATCTTTTTTAAATTTACTTTCATATGAATCTTCTTGAGCTTTTCTTGCACCAAAAAATGCAGAAGATGCTTTTGTTGCAGGTATAATACCAGTTGATTTAACTAATTTAGCAATATTCTGCCTCATTAGATTCATATCTTTTGCCATTTGAGGCAAGAATAAACTATTCTTTGCAGTAATTTCTCCATTCATGCTAATTTTTGTCAACAATGATTTTGATTCTATATTACTAGAACCGAAATCACCACCTTTAGAACCACTAGCACGATAAGGTTTACCAAACATTTTTTGAGAGATGGCACCAGATATTCCACTTTGAGGTAGAATTCTTCTTATATCAGTTTTTTCTCTACCACGTTCTCCTAATGCTGAAAGATAGGCACTAACAAGACCTTTATCTTTGTTAAGTTCTTGACGAAATATCTCAGCAATTCTTGAATCTTTAGCCATCTCTTATTTCCTATTTTTACTTGCTGCTTGTTGTGCTTTTATCTTCTCTCTCTCTTCATCTAAATGTTGCACCAATAAACTAACATATATTTCTCGTTCCCAAGGTATCATATTTTCAAGTTCTGTAAGACTATACTTGTGATGTTGCATTAATGAAAAATTAGTCTTATAGTAATTTCCTAGGGTATCATAACCAAATATTATCCGAAAAAATCTTGGATTCCCTCTAATGTAATATCTTCATGATATCCACATTTTTTGCAAACATACCCAACTTGTTTTTGAATCTTAGGCATTGTATCAAAGAATACACGAATCTTTTCTAAATCTTTTTGTTGTATACCATCAATAAATTCTTCTAGTTCTTGTCTTGAAACATCTTTAACATAATAGATTTCATTTTCATCATATATGTAATCTAAACATGCGTAAATTGTTTCCATAACTGATTCAGCACCATCTCTATCTGCCATATCACGTAATAATTCAAAAGTTGGATATTTCATAACAACACCAATTTTATCTGTCAATTGAATTTTATTGGTATGATCTGGATTAATTACCGGTTCAATTTCTAATACATTAACTGAAACTTCATTTACGGTACCACATTTCTTTTCACCTTCTTCTGCATCTGGTATGTTATTATTGCATTTATATTTTAACTGTAATACTTCTGACACTGATCTACCACGAAGATTAATAAACAAATATTCTAAATCAAATACTGGTAAATTATCAACATCAATATCACTAATAATACAATTCTTTAATACTTGTCTAATCACATCAATTGTATCTTGTGGATTAGTATTGTCGGCATTCATTAAAAACAATTTTTGTTCTTTTACTAAGAACGGTCTAAATGTAACTTTTTCTTTTGTAGAAGGCAAGTTTACATTATATAAAGGCACATCAATTTTAGGTAACATAATTTCTCCAATTAATAATTAAAATCTATACGTATCTGTTATTTGTCGTTTCGTTTGAACAAATGGTTGTAATACTACTTGTTTTGCATATCTAGCAGTAAATTGATTTTTCAAATTAAATAAATTCAAATCTACTGGTGTTCCTGTGGATGGTAAATTGCGATTAATAGCTATTGGTTGTTCTCTTCCATATGTTTGTGATTTTGGATTTACACTCTCTGTGTATTTTGCTAATCCACCAAATACATCCTGTGCTACTGATTCAACATCAAATCCACCATTATAAATTGTTCTAAATTTTTGATATGAAAATTGAACAGATACTCTATGAAAATTATCATCTGACCAACTCAATGGTTGTGCGGCAACACCAATAGGAAATGCATCTATTAATTCTACTGCATATATCTGTTTAACATAATCATCAAATTGAACAATCATAATATTAGTTACATATCCATCTGTACCATCTGTGCCTTTAGAAAATCTAACATTATTCGTATTATTTGGTGCAATAGATTCTAACCATATATCAAATAATTTTCTTTCATAAAAAGATTCGGCAGTAGATAAAAATTGTAATGTAGTTTCTGTATATTGTGCCAAATAAGGAACTTTATATCCAGGACCATATACTCTAGCATCTGAAGTTAATAATGTTTTTCCAGGTAACTCTGCCTGCTCACATTGCAATGATAACCATCTCGGAATGTTTTCACTTAATCCAAATGGTCCTCCAGTTTGAGTGTTTTCTAATCCTAATTGAAATCTTTGCATTGATCCATCATCTGCAGTTGTTTCTTGTCCACTAACAAATTTACTTATATATGAAGGTATAGGTAATATAACATGAAACCTATTGGGTTTTACTAATCCATTTTTACTGTTTATGTTTGAAAGAAATGATTGTGGTGTAAATGCCATTAGAATTTTTTCCTTGAATCAGACCAGACTTTTCCGGTACTTGCTTTTTCAAATCTTTCAACTGGCAACAATGCAGCGATATCCCATTCATTAGCATCTATATTAACAAATCTAGATTGAACATGATTTGCCAAATATCTTTTAATGCATGGGGTTGCTTCAAATGATTTTGAAGCAGCACTCAATAAAGAATAACTTAATTTGAGTTTTGTTGTTGCATCATACTTATCATTAGTAGCATATTCACTTAACTTATCCAGAAGAATGATTCGTTGCTTTGGATGAATGTAATGCAAATTCAACCCTAAAAAACCGTCTGAGTATTGTTCTATTGGTATGACCAATGGGAACCTATCATAATATGGCAACGAATTCTTTGTCTTTGGATCATAATAAAAGAAGAACATACCCCCAATAAATTGATTATTTCTCATTCTTTGTTTATCTTTTAATATGGTTGAAGGTGTAGGTTTTAGTTCCCCTATCTTTGCCCGCAACCAATCTCTGGCACGCCTAGTACCGGCATTGTATCCTGATTTTTGTAATTCTTGATTTATTCTGGTAATTAAGTAAGCCATGATCTATTTATTCGCATTTTAACCAATATTTAACAAAAAAAACATATAAGTATTGCTGTCCTTGGTTGATTTATAACTCTATTTGATACCTAATTCTCTTTCAGTAATGATCTGAAACACCCAACCATGTTCTTGACAGAATTCATCTGCTGCTTTCCATTTACATTGATTAATAACATATGTTGCTGCTTCATTAATATATCTTTTAGTCTTTCTCTTCTGTATTGGTTTCTGTGTTTGTGCTGATGGTTTAACTTCAATAACATATGTCATTACTTTACCATCTTTTTGTTTTACTTTAATAATGAAATCTGGAAAGTATCTGTGCATTTTATTATCTACAGGTGAGAAATATGGTATTGAAAACTCTTCAGATGCCCACCAAACTACCTTTTCCTGATCATCAAAATACTTCATACATCTAAGTTCCCATGACGAACGATAGATTATGTTATTAGGATTGCCTTTATATTTCTGAGGATTCCTAGGTTTGAACAACCCTTTATAAGTATTTTTTCCATAAGACATACTTTTATGTATATGATAAAAAACCCCACCGAAGTGGGGTTCTTATTTTACGACTTCTCTGCAAGAGATTTGAAGTAGTCCATATCTTCATCATCTGCAGAATTCTTAAATACAGGTACATCAACATCCTCATGAAAACTATGAATAGAATCTTCTGCTTTAGTTTTCATATTAACTGAACCTTCTAATCCAAGAACTTTTTCTAATCTAGATTTCATTTGGTCATAAGATTTGAAATTCTTAGGATCATGAAATTCTTTTAATGAATATTCTTGATTGAATACTGCCTCAAGTTTATCACGATCACCATCTAACAATGCACTTGGTTTATCAAATTCAGATTTATCATAATTGCGATAATTTTCTACATTACGAATCTTAATCTTAAAATTTGCACCTTCTAATAGATGAAATGGATTGATTGGTGTTTCATCTGCAAATTCAGGATCCATTGCCTCTTTAAGTTTATCATAAATTTTAGTACCATACTTAAACAGTTTTACCTGTCCTTCATTTTCTTTATTGCTTGGATCAGAAACAATATAGACATTTGAATAATAACTTAACTTACGTTTTTGATTCCGTGCAAGGTTTTTGTTTGCATCAATACCAGAATTCCATAATGTTGAATTGTGTTCACATACTGGACATTTACCATTGTTGATTGTAGTTAAACATTCATCAATCAACCATCCACCTGGTCCTTGAAAGCCATGTTTGAATACTCGTACCCAAGGAATACCATCATCACCACCATCTACTGCAGATGGAGGAAGAAACCGAATAATTGCCATACCGTTTCCTGCTTTATCTACTGATGGTTGCCATATTCTAGCATCATCTTTAGAACCAGAATCTGCAGTCCTACTTGTGTTCTCAATTTTCTTAATTAAACTATCTAAACTATTTTGACTCTTCATCAATTTATCAAATGCACTCATTTGTTTTGCCTCGTATTAGTTGTATGTTAATATATCGTCTTGTCCACATGATTCATAATATAAAAGTATTTAGTCATGCAAACTCCTTCAATAATATAGATTTCATTTTATCACATTCAAAGTGAATAAACGGCAAATATTTCAAACATTTCCGATTGAACTGTGGCCAACGAATAGTATCAGTAATTCGTTTAGACCACATCGGAAAAAAATTCATTAGAGAATTCATAATACATAAAGTCTCTAATTGAATATCTCTTTGAAGAGTCATCGTTAATAACTTTGGATAATCTCCATTAGTCTTAAACAAATCATTTGTATTCTCACAATTCTCTCTAATGTATTTGCAATCATTAGTAAAATTGTAAGTCAATGCTTGGATTATCTTCATACGTTCTTTGTGACGTACCATAGCATCCTCTTCAAGTAACTTACCAACCCACATGTTTTCTTCACATAAAAAATTAGATATAAAAAATTCTATACAATCTTCTTTCTCATTTCTACGTGATAACTTGTAAAAATAATATTTGTCTTTACGATTTTCAAAAGATTCAATAGTTATTCTAGATTTACCTTGATACTTAAAATAATCATATGAATCAGTTGAAAAATGTAATTTAAGAGAATTGTATAAAGAGAAAACTTCATAACCTGTCATAATAATTAAAAAGGTAATCGTGCTGATTTAGGCAATAGATTATGGTCTTGTGCATCCATTTCAATCTTTTCTTTGAGACTGTTATTTACTAATGTTGCAGCTACTTCAACTTCAAGACCTGTTGTATTACAGTATTCAATTATAGCTTCATAATGAGTATAATTGGTATCTGAAACAATATTTTCAATTGCTTTAGCAAATTCCTTCATTTCCTCTTTAGTTGCCATTACTTTACAATCGTTTGATACAGAGTTTCAAATTGCTCATGCACAGCAACTTCTTCATCATAATTTTGTTTATGATAAACTTTTACCATACGATTAACAATTTTCTTGGGAATATTTAATTGAGTGCAGATATCTGATACTGCATTTTTAATTAAATCTTTTTCACCCTCTACTCTAGTTAATGCACCAGAACATTCACGTAATACACCAAGTAACTTCTGTTGGTCTGCCGGATTACTAATCATATTAATACTCAACTGTGTAACTGACATAATATATTCTCCTTTATTTTTTCATTGCATAGGTAATACAAATTGCATCTGGATTTGTTGTATATGCACACTTAACTGAAAGTGGATCTACTCCTTTTGCAATGGCTTGTTCAATATTTCTTGACATTAAAGTCCTATCATTAATCATATACATTGTTACTGAAACTGCACCAACAATTAACATACCAATCATTGTTATTGGAAACCAATCTAATTCTTTCATAATTTTAACTCCTTTGTTAGATCATTCAAATCACTCTGCTTCTTATAAAAAATGTGTCTGCCTATCTGTATAGTCTTAAGTAAGTTCCAACCTGGATTTACATAATCTGCATGATAGTATGTTGCACCTTCAGTCACATCATCTATAAATTCATAATTCATTAATACTCTTACTGCTATTTCACGTATACTATTATACAACAAAGTATCTGTGATTGTCAAGGGTTTATTTAAGTTTGCCCTCTCACACACCCAAGAAAATTGACATATATTATTTTTCTTCTGATGAACTACACTACAAATTGTCGGTGCATAGTTACCAGATGCTAAACGATTCAAAGTTACAAGTGCTACTGCTACCTTACCAACATCCGATTCATGTCCCGCTTCAAAGTAAATATTCTCTGCTAAACAATCAACTTGTTTTTTAACAGGTTCAGTTAAACTTCTATATGAAACATTGATCGGTAAGAAATAAGTATTTGGTACATTAACTGATAATATAACTACAGAAAATGCTACACAAATACTCATCATGGTTAATGGTATTCGCATTGTTTTCTCCCTATGATTGTGATAGGTTATTCTGTTACGAGGAAACCTATCGAAACCCTAAGTAGCCGTTAAGCTGCTAATTGATAAACGCTTTCGTTTGCATTTATTGATTTTACTTTTAACGACTATCTGTGTCGTGTTGTCTGTTTCGTTACTCATTGCCCTGTCGAAACTATTCACCCCCATCAAAAACACACTGGTACTCTAAGCCTGTTATGACTATTGTAATCAGAAATAAGAACTGGTCTGCTTTCCCAATGTGTTTATGGTGGAGGTGGGGGGATTCGCACCCCCGTCCAGAACACCTTTTACTTCACTTCATACAACAATTCTATTAAATATCCTATTAGAAGGATACTTTAACACCTGCACCGATTGAATTACCATCAAATGATGATACACGACTTTGACCAATCTGATAACGATAATCAATTGTTGCTGCTACATTCTTAACAATAGGATATGATAAACCAACGCCACCTGTTACAGCATATCCATCTTTACTAGTTTGATTATCAAGCATTGCGGCACCAGCTTTAACTGAAACTTGAACTGGACCAACTTTGGCAACATCATAAGCACTAACTAAACTATAACGATCCTGATTGTTTTTGCCTTTAGTAAACTGGTCATAACCTAAAGTAGCAGTAACACTACCAAATTTTTGACCAACGGTAATACCTTGACTATTACGATCTGTACCACTATAATCTTTAGTTACATTAACACCTACTTCTACGCTTTGTGCTGAACCAATAATTGCCATCAATGAAACTGCTAGAATAGACTTCTTCATAATAACTCCTCTTTGTTTTGTTTAACTACCTTTAATACAGTCAAAAAATGAAATGACTTTATGTATTTATTATACATCATACTTCATTACATGTCAAGTAATACTTTTTGACATATTCCTCTAGTTTTCCCTTATAATCATCAGGATTTTTGATGAATACTTGAGCAACTCCCGTTTCACAGGCAATCATTACCACTATTTGTTCTACTTTCTTGCCTGTTATCTCTTCAAACATAATCGCATATGCGGTACATTGAAGAAAATAGTTTTCAATCCAATCTTCTTTTTTCTCTTTGGTAGATGTCTTATAATCTATAATTGATATCTTACCATCATACTCTGCAATACAATCTACACGACCAGCAACCTTCAAATGATTACTAAACAATGGTTGTTCTATTGCATATACAGTATTAATCTTATCTGTTATAATAGGTTTCAACTGCAAGAATAATTCTTTTATATGTGGTATTAAATTTGCCATATAAAACGAATCAACTTTACCATTCAACAAATCTTCACAAACAGTATGCATTGCAGTACCACGTGAAGAGGCTTTTTGTGTTATCTTAGCCGCTTCTTTCTCTCCTACTCTATTACGCCATTCTTGTAATGCTTTTTTATTACCAAAATGTGATAACACAGTAGTGATAGATGCATACTTACCTTTAGGTGTTGCATAATATCTACCACTAGATAATGTTTCAGATTTTAATTCAAAATCTAATTCAGGCAACTTAACAAAATTGAAACTCATGTAACTCCAAGTCTCTTAGTAATTTTATCTACATGTTCTTTAACAATCCTATCAGTCCTTGTTTTCTGAATTGATTTTCTACCATGTCGTTCACCTACTGCACTATTAGGATGTGCCTCAGCAACTTTAGATAATACCTCTTTGAACCCATCTGGAACTCTATTTGACTTCGATACTGATACACCAGATACAATCATTGGTGCTGTGATGATTGTTTGAATATGAGGATTCAGTTTTAGATATTCTTCTCTTTCTGATATCTTCATAATTGTTTCAAACTCTTCACCCGTTTCAGTATCTAAAAAATTATATGTTGGCATTAAACCACTCCGGTATGTTTCTATTTTTCCATTTTGCTAAATGCATCTTGTTCTTTATATAGTAATTGCGATATGAAGCAATAGAATCATGCTCAACTTTAATATCATCTGGCATTGCTGGTGTTGGTTCTGTAAATTTACCAATTGCTATATTATTTGGTGATTTTTGTAAAGCATCAACTAAACCAGAACTTTCACATTTATGAACTTTACCATAACGATAGGTATATTCTTTACAACAAGTAACCAATAGTGAATGTAACCATAAATAGTTTTCTAGATTAGAACGACACCATATTGCTGAAGGATGATTGATATGAGTTGCCCGATAAAGCACATTATCACGATTATCAGGGAGTATATACGTGGTTCGTTGTCTGCCAGTTGCACCTCCCCTATCAATAGTAGAAACGCCATCAAGCACCCTATGAGCGGTAGAAAGTAATTGAGCATATTCAAGTATCATCTTTACGCAATGTTTATCATTATGCATCTCTGCACAAGTTTTTGGATCTTTATCTAGGTAAAATATATTCACGATAATTTTTTCTTCATAACATTATTTAATCCATCAAAATTATATCTTTTGTATGTGATTGTATTAGGTTGATCTAACACTGACATAACAATATCATCTTTAATCATATCAACTACACTAAGATATGGCCAACGTGATTGAAATGGACACAAATCTTTCCATCGTTTGTTTACCATATAGTATTTGAATTCTTCTAAATCTTTTTGACTCTTAGCATCAAATACACGCTTGCGCTCATTAATTTCAGTAATTTTATTATACATTTTTTGTTTCTATTAAATGGGGAGACCGAAGTCTCCCATTGTTAATGTTAGGCAACTTGTTCAGTTACCTGTTCGGTTACTTGTTCGGCAGTCAAATCGTTTAGTGATTCAACTGCAGGTTTAACACTTAGTAACCCAACTTTGGAAAGATATTGTTTACATTCATCAATATTAGCCAATTGATAACTAGAAACTTTACGACCATCTTTCTCAACTTTAACAATACCGCCGCCATACTTTTTAATAGCATAGATATAAGTAGACAAACGATACATTAAACGAGCTTCAAATTGAGCTCCAATTTCTTCTTTAGTAACTTTATTACCTGACAACATAATCAACATCAATTTTTCAAACGGTTTTGCTTTCTTACTCATAATAAACTCCTATTAAATTAAAAATAACTACACTGAACAATCATTATACTACACCTGTGCCATATGTCAAGCATTATCGCCTCATGTTTGCTTGATCTCGGGCATCTTCTTTACTGAAAATTGGTACCGCATTAGATTTATGTAAAGTACCAATACCCAACATTTTAGTACCAGTATAATACTTATCTGCTGGTCTACTACAAGCGTCACCTGTAAAGGGTAAACTTTTAATTGTAGGTGTCTCTCTTCGAAACGGTTGGGGTTCTTTTAGAGACAATGAAGATTTAATATTCTTTTTGCCTGAAAAATTAGATGAAATGCTTTTAACACTACTTAACCAATCTTGATATTGCGCCACAACCTGTTTAGGTTTGCGCTTTTTCTTAGACTTTTGACTCATGTATATAATCATAATGTATATCTCTCTATCATTTTAACTACTATTATATCACAGATATTGCCTAATGTCAAGCGTTAAAAATAACCTTTATAAAACAGTTACTTATCCCTTAAGTAAAACTTGACTATTTCCTTGATTATTTTCAGATAATTGGCGTTTTAATCTGTCTAGTTCCATTGAGATAGATTCAGTTTCTCGATGAGAATAGGTTAACTGTACCTGAAGTAATCTAATTTTTTCCTGTATCTCTTCAGTAGTCATTACTTCTCTCCTGTTTTAATAACCGATATGTGGTTTTGTCTTTATGTTTTTTTCTGAACTGTTTGAAAGTATCTTTACCATCTTCATGTTTACGCATTTTAGATTTGTTCAATTTCTCAAACTTCTTACTACCTGCAATCATATTACTTCCTTATTTTTAATATGCCACTCATATGCTGTTTTAATAATTGATTCAATATCATGTTTAGGGTTGAAAATCTTTTTACTTTTTGCCAATGAACTATCAGCAACAAGACTATCTGGATCACCAAAACGTCTTTTACCAAATGTATATTTAACATCAACATATTTTTTCAATGCATCAATAATTTCTAATACTGAATAGCCTTTCCCATTACCTAAATTTAATGTGAAAGATTCATTATCAATATATGATGCTGCAGTTACATGAGCATCTGCTACATCTGATACATGAACATAATCTCTAACACAAGTACCATCTTTTGTTTTATAATCATTTCCATACACTACAAAACTATTTAGATTTTGTAAAATGTTAGGTATCAAATGTGTTTCTGGGTTATGATTTTCACCCATTTCACCATCTGGATCCGCACCAGCAAGATTGAAGTATCTGAATATACCATACTTCAATCCAGAATCTCTAATCATCTGCTCACAAGCCATTTTAGTATTACCATAAACTGAATTTTTATTAGTGAGTCCATGATCTTCTTTTATTGTATAATCATTCCATGGACTGATATAATTTGTTCTATATACCGCAGCAGTAGAACTGAATACAATTTTATTGATATTAAATGATTTCATACATTTTAATAACATGGCAGTACCGGCAACATTATTATACCAAAACTCTGTTGGATGTTTCATTGATTCACCAACTTCAATTCTACCTGCAAGATGAAATACAGTATCAAATTTTCCTTCAAAATTATCAAATACTATAGATAACTGATCACGATTACATATGTCACCATAATAATAATCATAATTACTATAATCAAAACTTGGTTTTACTAAATCAAATATAACTACTTCCCATCCTGCTTTATTAAGTGCTTTACTTAAATGACTACCGAGATACCCGGACCCACCTGTAATAAGCGCTCTTTTACTTTCCATGGATACTCACCTTGATATTTTTCATGTTGTATACTGTTACCTTTATCAAAAAATTCTTGTGTTACTGAATTAGGATTACCATCTAATCTATAACTCATTGTATGTTCATTATTACATTCATACTTTGGAAAATGTTGCTTGATTGCATTAAAAAACTTTCTATCTGCACCCCATTGCCCATACCATGCATGTCCTATTTTAACTGCAACATCTCTACGAATAGCAAAACTAGATGTGTCAATATGATTTACTTTATCATCAAAATACACTGGCCATTTACCTAATGATTCACAGTTATCTTCACACAAATAGTTGCCTTCTTTATCATAGATTTTCCTTAGTGAATATGCCCAATCATTACCTTCTTCTAAAATTTTAACTAATGATTCAACATGATTAGGTTCAAACCAATTATCTTCATCTAGATAACAGATAACATCTGCATTAACTAAAAAAGAACATGCCGCATAGACACGATGACCATACCAACCTTGCCCAACATTATCTTCCATTACTACAAATTTAGTTTTAGATGCACCTTCGCAAGTATCAAATACATTTCTTCTATGTGCATATCCATCTACAAAAATATAATGAACAATATCTGCATATGATTGATTTTCTATAGATGCAACACATTTGTTAAGATGTGTAGAACCAATTGTTGGAGTAACTATAGCAACTTTCATTTTCTCTCAATATCCTCTTCAATACATTTGTCACCATATTGTATTTCAATAATCTTACATGGTTCATCAAATGGGTTTGTTAATTGATGCCATCCATTAATTGGAATCTTCATATTGCTATGTTTATATAAAGTTTGTGATGGTAACATATAACCTTGTTCTAACATTGAATTAATAACTGCACAACCTTCTGCAACATGCCAATACTCGGCACGATGTTTATGTCTCTGTATTGATAAACTAGATTTAGGATTAATAGTAAGTTCCTTCACTTTAGTTCCATCAACTTCATACAATACACGATAGTAACCCCATGGTCGTTGTGTCTTTGATTGTTCCCAATCTTGTAATATAACACTTGATGAATTCTTTTTATAATTACCACCAACACCAAATTCAAAAATAATACCTTCAATATTCATCTCTGGTATATTTTTTTCTGTTCTATCACCACCATTTGCAAAAATAATAACATCATCAGGATATTTAATCCTTGCTTTTCTTAATAGATCACATGCAGTATTATCATTATCATTAAATATAATTACTTCATCAACCATTTTCATATTACTTACAATTGCATGGCGTTCATCATAAAGTAAAAATGATTTACCTTTCTTTCGTTCTAACCATGCATCGGAATTAATACCTACAATTAAATGATCACCTAATTCTTTTGCTTCACTAAACATAGAAATATGACCACTATGAATAGGATCAAATCCACCAGAAACAATAACAATAACTCTCTGCATAATCAATCCTGAATGTTTATATTTGGGTATGCTTCTTTAATTAGTTTTGCGGTTAAGAAAGGAACTTTTAAATCTTTCTTAAATAGATTAACAAGTAATTCAGCTTCATCTTTATGTAAAGTTTCTAATACCTGCATCAATAAATTACTTTGTTTTTTGCCTACAAGTCTAGGTGCTCGTTGCGGGTGACCTTTAATAAACCGATATAGTTTTCTTACTTCATTTTGTAGATACATGTAATTTAGACCTGCTGGATCCTTTGATGGTCTATAATCAGGAATCTCCACATCAAATTCAATATCTTTTATAAATGCTAAAACTAAGAACTCACGGAATCTTTCACTATCATTCTTCCGTAATACATCTAATCTTTCTGCTTTTGTAGATACTAATTTAAAATCATCTAGAATCTCAGAAAATAATTTAGAATTCATCGAGTACCTCAATTAAATTTACCAATCTGTTCGCAATCATATAATTCATAAACTGCTGTTTGGTTGCTGGTTTAACTTCTTCATATCTACTTATAATAGTTTTTACAAGAGATTGTGGAATCTCTGATAAATCAATCAATTGTTTATTACGTGCCCAATTACGTTTTAACTCATCGTTACCGTGAAGTGGAATAATCATACTCATCATCTCATTCAATTTAACTTTGGTAATTGATTTCTGACGAATACCATCTACAATAAAATTATCACCAGATAAGATATTAGGTACACCGTCACCTTTATCACCATTAATAATTAATTCTTTCAATTGATCAGCCGCATTATCAGTCTTAATAAATTTCTTCATTGATGGTGAATACTGTTGAACATTAGGATTAATCTGTAACTGAACAAAATCTTTATCAGATGATAGAATAATTACCTTTTCTTTTTCAGAATACTGTTGAACCAATACACCAATGATATCGTCGGCTTCTGCACCTTCAATATCAATAACTTTGTATGGTGAAAATTCTTTTAATTCAGACCGAACTTTATTCATACATTCAAATATTGATGCCCAATCGTGACCAGAACTATCTCTATTTTTCTTTCTGTTACCTTTATAGAATGGAAATACATCACGGCGCCAATACTTTTTACTATCACATGCAATAATTACTTCACCATAGTCTCTGAATTTTTTAATATTACTTCTAATACTATTTAAAATCATATGGCGAACAAGTGATTCTTCAACGGGTTTCTTTGAAGATCCAATTTGTTCCATCAGATTAGAAATTACAATCTGGTTAAAGTCAAATAAAATCATTTTAATATCCTTAATTAATTTTCAGTAATATTGTATCAGAATTTAAACGACCTGTCAAGCTTTTTTCTTTTGCTTTAATGGTACTCATTACATTTCGCAAGAATACTTTACCACCTTTAAGGATATCTGGTAATATTGTTTCTGGTTTACGCAATGTCTTACAAATTGAATTTCGGTCACTAAAGTTAATAATACTACTACCTTTCACAGATAAGCCACTAGAATCATCTGCGTTATACACACCGATCTTTTTAGTCTTAGTATTAAATACCCATAACTGATTAGCACCTATAATCTCTTTAGCCGATATAGATTTAATCTTATATGTATCATCTTCAATACACACATTAACCTTTGATACCAATTGTTCAGGACTCTTAGCCTTGCGCTTGCGAGGTTTACGATTTAGTTTAGCAGTACCAGTGATCTTTAAGGCATCACTAATAATTAAATCATGATAGGCAATAATTTTCTTAATTTCTGCTTTAGAATATTTCGCATAGCCTTCTACTAATTGCTCATCAGTGCCATCTAATACTTGTAAAAATTCTTCTCTATCATACTTAAAAATGGCAATGATTCTACTTGCATGAACTGATTTAATAGTATCTTGCATAACACTTAATGGTGATGGTACTTTCTTAAACCCACCTAAAATATATTCATCTAGTGATGAATCTAGTAAACCAGCAACTTCTAAAGTCTTTTCGTTTATACGATCTTGAATTGATATAACATTGGTTACAGGTTTATCAATTACTTCTACCACTTCAGGTTTAACTTTATCTAGGAATTGCTTAAATCTAATTTCATGTTTTTCAGATAACACTGCACCACGTAATTTCATACGGCATAGAAAACCGAATGTAGATACTATTTTATTCAACCCATCAGTATTATATTTAATTTTATTTTTCTTAAGATAATCTTCAGTATACTTTGATGCCGATTTACCATCTTTATTTTGTGAATACCAAGTAAGTGTGTGTCCAACTTGTTCTTCAGTTAGAACATCACTGGTAGTAAACTTGGGTTCACCACCACTCATTGCATCTTGAATTTCGGTTATTGATTTGCGAACTTTAGCCATCAGTCAATTCCTTAAATGTATAATTTTGATAATCGCTAATAAACATGATACCATCATCCGTTTCAGTATACGATTTACTTAAATGCTGTGCAAAGTATAATGCATTTAATTCTTTTTCAAAAGGATAAGATAAATCAAATGCTTCTTTAATCGCAGATTTATTTGGTTCATATTTTATTGTATCATCATTAAAGGCACCGAAAAAGTTTTCATATAAATCGGAGTAAGCAACACGGTACCCATCTATTGTTTTTAATATATAAATTCCAGTCATGTTATAAGACAACCTCAAATGGTTTGTTCCAACGTCCAACATTTAAGTGGACATAGTATGCGGTATTGAAATAATCTGTCTGAGCATCAGAATTATCATAGTAATCTGCACTATACAAACAACTTACAATCTTTTCCATAATCTCAAGTGCCTTACCAGAATAATGATTTTTATAGTGGTATGTATTTACTTGTGCATATCCAGATTCATTAGGTTGAAAGCCACGAACAACTTGGTAAGAATCTTTCTGGCAGGTTTCATTACTGTTAGCAATAAAATCTATAGGTGCCGATTTAATGGTGCAAACAATTGCCAAATGATTTGACACTGATAAACTGTATTTGACACCAGTTCCTTTTAGTGCTTTTTTCAAATTCTCGGCAATCTTTGCTTTTTTCTCTTGATTCATATAAGCCATTATTTACTACTCCTTATCAACTAATCAGACTCTATTATACTATAATTGGTACGAATGTCAAGCGTTTTGTAATTCATTGATTTATAAAGGTTTTTTCTATTATGTAACTTATTGATTTTATTGATCATTTGTTTACTCATTTCAGTATCTATAATACTATAAATAGGTATAAATGTCAAGCACTTTATGGGGTTAAAATGGACTTTTTCAAACTTGTAGCAGAATTAGGATTTCCAATTGCCGCAGCGATGGCTGGTGGATACTTCATTTTCTTAACTTTAAAATTTATATTGGCAGGTGTCATGAGTTCCATTAAAGGGTTAACTGGAATTATTGGTGCACTAGATAATAGAGTAAAGACAATGAATCATGACGTTATACGTATTGATACAATTGTTTCAAATGCTTTAGGATTAAAACCTGATACAAACCGAATTGCACGAGCAGACGGTAAAAATGATGCTAGGAGAGATTGATGATATTTGTTGATTACATTTTTGATTTAGGACCTGATGGTTCAATATTCATGGATAAAGAATTAAAGGCAGCGATGATAGATGTTAAAGAGGGTGATATTTTTGTTGCTCAGGTAGTTAATGATCAAGTATTTTTTAGAAAAACAAAAAGGACATTGTGTGAATGTCCACCAAAAGAATAGAAATAACAGGAGAAATTTATGCAACCTATAAAATTACGTTGGTTAATTGCTCATACACCAGCATATCTTTTTGTTAGAACTGCAGAAGCGTTTGCCGCAGAACTAGAAAAAGAATTGCCTGGGCAGTTTGAGATTGAAATTTTAACCATGAGAGAATATATAGAAAAGTATGGAGATATTCCAGAACTCAAAATGCGGTATGGAACTGTTGATGGAATTGAAAAGTTACCTAATAGTGATTTTTTTACTCCTGTTGAATTGAATGATGCAAAGAAGAAATGGACTGCATTTTTTAATGGTATAAAAGATACTAAGATACATTTAAGTCAAACACAAGTGAGCATTGTTGGTTGGCATCTTTATAAAAAATTATCAACTTTAGATTTACCATTTTTGTTTAATAGTCACGATCATGTAACAGAAGTATTGGATGGAGAAATTGGTGATAATCTGCGTAAAGAATTATTTGAAAAAACAAATATTAACGGTTTAGCATTTACCTATTCTGGTGGTTATCGTATTGTTGGTTCAAATCAACCAATTGAAAATCTTGAAGAGTTAAAGGATGTAAACATTACTACAACCCCAATGACTCAAACATTATTTGGAAAATTTGCTAAAAAAGCAACCAGTAAAATGAATCAAAAACTTGATGAAACATCTGAACAAGTCACAAAAGGTGGTGCTATTGAAACTACATATTTACGGTTTGCAGGTAAAAATGTTCTTAAAACTAATCATAGTATGTTCTTGACAACAATATTAGTTGGTGGATCATTTTTTAATACATTAACAAAAGAACAACAAGAAGTATTTCAAAAAACTGCAAAAATTGTTGCTAAGTTGGAACGTAAATGGTCATTAGAAGATGCACAAAAATATGAAGATGAAGCTGTATCTAAAGGAATTACTATTAAAGAAATTACTGTAGAAGAAAGTCAAAAACTAAAAGATGCTTCTCCAGATCAATATACAACTGCTTATACAATTATTGAAGGCAGTAAAGAATTAGTTAACAAAATTAAAAACAAAGGTTGATAAAATGAAAAAAATAATTTATGCTTTATTATTTGTTTGCGCTAATGTATTAGCAAATCCTATTGACGATAACTGCCCACAATTCGTTTTACGTGGTGCACCAGTGAGTAAATTAACTCAGAACACTACAAAATACCTATGTAAAAAAAACTATGCTATTCATTACAGAAACGATACCAAAACTGCAGAATATGTTGTTGAACATCTTACATTACCTGCAGTAACAGGTACAGTTAAACGCCAAGATGATTTTAGACCTGATCCCGATATTCCTAAACAAAATCAATCTTTACTATCAGACTATGCTGGCAACCCATATGATAGAGGTCATCTATCACCAGCAGGTAACAATACACAATCAGCAATTGTTATGAGTGAGAGTTTCTTTTTATCTAATATGGTACCACAAGTACCTAATCACAATCGTGGTATTTGGAAACAATTAGAAACCTATACTCGTAATTGGGTAATTGAAGGTGGTGATCTGTATGTTGTTACAGGAACATTCTATGCGCCCGAACATTTAACTATTGGTGCTAATAAAGTTGGTGTACCTACTCATTTATGGAAAGTAATTGTTGACCGTAAGAATGTTAAATCAATTGCATTTTTCTTTCCTAATGAAGCATTACCAGTACCAGATTTGCCAAAGTATGCAGTATCAATTGCAGATATTGAAGGTATAACACAAATTGATTTTATGCCTCAGTTACCACCTGAATTGAAGAGATTAGAAGAAAACAAACCAGACTTAACTAAGTGGAGTGGATTGCACTAATGGATGCTGTAGAACTCGTCAACAAATATGGTTTTCCTATTGTCGCTGCGGGTGGCATGGGATACATGATTTACTTTGTATGGGAATGGGCTACTAAAGAAGTTAAACCTGTTCTCAGTGAAGCAAATGCAACTTTAATCGGTTTAATTGATAGAATCAGAATGTTAGATAATGATTTAATTAGATTGAATCAAAAGGTTGATGTTGTTCTACATCTCCGTGGTAAAACAATTGAACACGAACGGGTATTGGCAGAACAAAAAATTAACGCATTTGTGGATGAAGAGGATAAGAAAACTGCATCAGCCGGTGAAGGTTAGGTTTATATAATCTATTCACAAGATTTAGTATCATTTGTTTTGTTCTTGATCCCGTTTTCTATCTTCAACCTTTCCTATTTGAACTTCATGATGCGTATCTGGTTCAACATATTTGTTCCAAACTTTTTGTCCTGTGTTCCAACCAAATACAGTAATAAATCCAGCTGCAAGATACGTTAATATAACCATGAATATTCCTTTATTTTGATGTTGCTTTATAAGTTCCTGCCCAATCGGCTGGTTTACCTTCTTCTAATCTATCTATCATCAATTTATAATATTCACACATTTCTTTATTCATGATCATCTGTGTTCTTGCAGTTACTAATGCTTCATCCCAGTTACCTTCATAGTACCAATACAGAAACGCATTTTGTCCTTCTGCTTGCTTTGACAAGGTATATATCTTAACACCTTCTTTTTTACCTTTAACTGCAATACAATCTAATTCAAATACATCATATTCATCCTGAACTAATCTGGCGGTTTCTGGACCCAATATAATACGTACCCCATAATTTTTTGACTGGCCTTCAAGGCGGCTTGCAAGATTAACTCCATCACCAAGACAAGTATAATCAAAACGCTGAGAGGAACCCATATTGCCGACAACAACAATATCACTATTAATACCCAACCCCATACCAAACGCTGGTATACCTTCTTTAGTAACTTCTTCATTAAATCCATCTAAACTCTCCATCATCTCTAGTGCGGTTTTAACTGCCATTTTTGCATGATTTGGTTCATCTAGTGGTGCATTCCAAAATGCCATCTGTGCATCACCGATATACTTATCTAGTGTTCCATTGTTTTCTAAAATCTTTGCTGTCATTGCAGTCATGTAACGATTCATAATTTTAGTAAGACCTTGAACATCTTTACCATAATGTTCACTGATACTTGTAAATCCCCTTACATCGGTAAACATAATTGATAATTGTCTTGATTCACCACCTAATGTTAATAACTCAGGATTCTTTTGTAATTTTTCAACAAGTGCAGGTGATAGATATGTACCAAACTGTTTCTTGATTTGCATCTTTTGTAAAAATTCAGATACAAACTTTACGGCATAACAATGTAGACTAACCAAAACAAAACATACAACCAAAGCAGTTGAGTCCAGTAGGGACAAAAACGTATCATAATAAACAAAACTACCACCAACACTGCCAGCAATAACCAATGCTGCAAATCCGATCCCCACATATGTCCACCTTGATAAAAGAATAATTAATAAACTACCAAAAATCATTAATAATATTTCAGCGCCATCTGCCCAATCAGGTCTTTGAATATTAGTTTGGCTAGTTAAAGTATCTAAAACTGCCGCTTGAAGATAATGAGGGTAGACTGCGCCGATAGAAGTAGCGACCGGGTTATTAAACCCTTTCGCTGTGAGACCAACAATGACGATTCCGCTATCGAAGGACTTAGGTAATTTAGTAAGGGAATGTTCTTTAGGTCTTGATTTCCAATCAACCCAAATTCTACCGAACTCATCTGTTGTGATTTTTCCAAATTTAGGAATTCTAACTGCTTCAATTCCTGTCTCTGTAACTTTAACTTGAAAACTTGGATCTCCTGAGGCAACTCGCAATGTTTCAAGACTGATACTTGGATACAATTTTTCTTCAAATCTGACGACCATTGGTATTCTTCGGGTGACGCCATCAATTTCGGGAAGTGTATTAACAACACCAATGCCAGCAGCACTTTCATTTATTATCCTCGTGTTAGGTTGAATACTATTATATTCAATACCTACTGTACCAGAACCAATAACTGATACACCAGGTCTGAATGGATCATAATTTACTTTAATTTGATCATCACTTCCTGTATGAGGAAGAATTACTGGATATTTTTTTAATGTTTGTGCTAATTGAGCGTCCTGACCAAAGCGATCACGCTCAGGCATAAAGATGTTAAAGACAACCAAGCCAGCGTTGCGAGAATACAGATCAGAAATGATTTCTGAATATTTGTTTCTTGGGAATGGGAATTGACCTTCTTTTTGAATAAACTCATCGTCTATGTTTACTACATGTATCTGTTTGGATACAGTAGTCTCCTTATTAGTTATTAACGTATCAAAATAACGAAGTCTTACCGATTCAACAAATGAGGGATTAACGATTCTAATGCATACTAATAATATTAATGTTAGTATTGCAGTCCACGGAGATAATAATTTTTTCATCTTTGTATAATAGTAATTGTTGTTGTTCCTCCACTATTAATTCTTTGATACAATGGAGCACCACTTTGTGTAATATTTAGTATTAAATTTGCTTCTTTTCCTACGATCACTTGTGCAAAATGAACACCACCTTTTGTTAATACCAATCTATCATATTCATCAATAGCATATATTAAACCAGATGCCGGATCATATCCAGGTAACATTGATAACTCTGCAGTCAATACATCTTGACTGGCAAACAATGCCGCATTAACTTGGTCTAATACATTTGGTAATAAATCAAAATCTAAAAAATTAATATCTAAAGCATTATATCTTAATACATCTTGATCTAATACAGATGTCTTTAATAAATCTTTATTCAAAAAATTTACATCAAGTGCGTTTCTATTTTCTGGACCTTTTTGTTCATTTTGTTCTTTCTGAATCTCTCTTGGTGGATCAATAATTAACATATTATTAATATTCATTTGGTCTATATTAACAATAACCGGTCTTGTTGGTGGTGTAGTTAATGATGTTACTAATGTTGCTTGATATGCAACATCCATGTGAACTGTACCTGAATCATTTGTAACTGATATTGCACCAGTAACACATGCATTTGCATCACATGACGGCAGCAACATAACCATACTTCTACCTAATTCATCTACTGTCATTGAAAAATCTGTACCTCTTACTGCTATTGTTGCAGTTGGTGTTTGTATGTTTACACTTTGAGGATTACTTTTTGCTATTTGACCACTAGCATATCTAGCAGTACCTAATGCTACTTTCATTGCTAATTTGCCTGTTCCCTTTGCAGGGTCGTAGACAAAATCATCAATGATTAATTTTGATTGTTCTGTAATTCTTACTGTTGTGGCATCTTCAAATGTCAATTGTGCTTTAGACTTAGCAGTTGATATAGTATCATTCATTTCAATACCAGTATTTACCGCACTGGATATTGATTTTTTATTTCTAATAATTTCAGTGGGACCGGTTTGTTCAGTTACTTTACCGACACCACCGAAACTAATTAGACTGGTGAATACTAATACTGTTGCTATTACCAGTTGAATTAACTGTGACACTTTTTGCCGTTGTTCCACTTTGTGTAACTCCAATTGTATTTGTGTTTCCGGTTGCAGTAATATAAGCATTTGCTGTGCCAGTATTTGTTGATGTATGCGTAATAGTATTAGTATCACCAACAACTGTAATTTCACTTATATGTGATCCTCCAGAACCCAAATTTGTTGTTACTGTGTTATCATCACCAGTAATAATTTGCTTTATTGTTGATCCAGAACATGTAGCTGTTGAAGATGTTCCACATGTGATAGATTGTAAATTGTTATTGCCATGTGTGGTAACAGTCGTATTCGTTGCGGCACCATTTACAATCATTGCTAATGTATTGTTATCACCAATTTGTTCTATTGTAACTGTATTAGAACCACCACCTATGTAGGCGGAAACTAGTGAATCTCCAATAGCATTTCCAACACCATCTTGTGTAATGGTAACCGTAGAACTGTCGCCCACTTGTTCAACATACAATTCATTAGCAAATACATTATTAGCAAATAACAACAAAGCCATAATGATATAGCCTGTTATTTTTTTCATTTCTGTTCTTCCTTTTGTTTGAACTTCCATATACCTTTTTGTTCACCATCTATAATCATTTGAAACACAGCATGTTCTATTGCTACACGAACAGCGTATGTCGTTGGTTCATTTAATGCGTTTCCATTCTCTAATTCTAAAGCATGAGTACCTGCATCAATAAACTTCATCACACCTACATTATGTGCAGTGCTATAAATCGTCTTAGATACAGAATTAGTCAACATTACTTCTCCACTGGTTACACTAATTAACCGTATAGAAATAACAACTTCATCAACTCTGTATTGCTGACTTGCACCAATTCCTAAAAATCTTGCACCATTACCACCAGAACGAATATTACTATCATATCCAATAATACCACCTTCAATCATTACACCTGCAACTGTCAATGGTTTTAATGGCTTTGCTTCTTTACCTTCATATACTTCTCTTTGATTCCTAATCAATTGCCGTTCTTTAACAAGATTCTCTAATCCAACTCTTTCAACAACTTTGAACCAATTCTTTGAATCTTGTAATGCTTTAATTAAAAATACTTCTGCGCCTTGTGTTACTGCTTTACTAAACAGAGCCATCTTATCACTAGATTTGTTTTGTCCTGTTCTATCTAAAAAACCATATACAGCAATTGCAAGCGGGGGTCCATCTAAATCTGGCATTTTATCCAATAAAGATTCTTTAACGGTCAACTTGACCGGTTCTTCTTGCATATATTCCATTTGTTTAGATGCACACCCCGACAACATAATAACTAACAAAATAACATAATATTTCATATTAGAAGAATATTCTTAATTTGAATATCATAGAATCAGTTTTGTTACCTTCTTTTTGTTGTTGTGATATTTGTATACCTGCATTACTATTTTTCTGCAATTCATAAAATGCACCAACCGAGGCAGTTAAATAACCATCTGTTGTTGAACTTAACTGACCAGTAACACTAATCTTGTTATCAAACTTCTTACGGATCATTGCACCAAACTCAGCATAATCAAAACTTCTTGAATTACTATCTACTGATCTGGCACTTTGAATACTACCTTGTTCAGTGTAACTATTTACTTTTGTTGTACCAAATGTATAACCAGCAAATAGTCTAATCATTTGTGAAAGCTCTGGACTATAAACTTTATTTGATAACCAACTATCTGTTCCTTTTGTTGAATAGTAATTTCTAAATAGTCCTTCAATATTTCTTACTGAACCAATATCATTACTTGCACTACCAATATTAGTTGATAAAATCAAATCTTTAGGCAATTTGTAAACACTATACAATCCAAAATGTTGCTTTTCTTGTTTTGTAAGACTATCTACACCTGGCATTCTTGTTGATACTGTTCCATATTGAGCGCCAATCTTAAAATCAGAATTTATATCTTTATCAAAAGCAATTGCGGCAATATCACTCTTAGAACTATAACCATCTGCCATTGAAGTTTTCATATTGCCTATTGTAGTGTAAAATGTTCCATTGTCTGTCTTGTAACCATCTTGACGAAACGGATCCATATCTAAACTACGATTGATACCTTTGTTGAGATCAGACAATTGAGCTTGTTGATCAATACGTCCAGAGAAACTATCATTGGCAACTGAAGTGTCTACATTATTAACTAATGATGATGCAGCACTTGTAGCACTGTCAGCTGTTGTTACAGAACCATCACTCCATGTTGTTGTGGTGCGAACTAATGTGGTAATTGTTCGTGTGAATGGAGTTGTAACATTAGTGGTTGTTTCTCTTGCGATAATTTGCTTTGTTGCATTTTCACTTGCAACATGATGTGCAGTGCTGGCAGTGATTACAGGCAATGCAGTATTAACAACTGTATTATCTGAAACTGTAACTGTAGCAGTGCTTGTGCTAACTACTGTAGGTGCGGCAGGTTTTGTAGGAGTAACTCCAACCATATCGCAACTTGATGTGCAACCAGGAACAACACCAGGAGTACCACCACCAGCACCCGAATTTACAGCAGTAGCACCAGCAGTTAATGTTGATGGACCAAAAATATATGCATATTGAAATTTAACAATATCACCAACTGCGACTGATGGAACAAGAAAACCTAAACCAATTGTATAGTCACCAGTGCCATTATTGACACCATTGTAATATTGAATTGGATCGGTTGTCCATCCACTGCTAATACCTGCACCAACATTAGATGCAGCAGAATATAAACCTAATGCATACTTTGATGATAGTGCTTCAGAGAATACAACTTGCTTTACACCAATAGGACTAAACCCTAAAGTATTGGTTGTTGCAGAACTATCACCTGCGGCAGCTCTAGCATCTGGATCAGTAAAACGACCAAAGTAAAGATTAGTCATTGCTACCGATGATGTTAATGTTGTAGTGATATCAACAAATTTTTGATTGTTATTAAAACGAACATCGTTGATTAAACTGTAACCATTACCGTTACCAGTCCAAACTGCACGATTATCAAATGTAGAACCTGAATAAGCAATTCCACTATAGTTAGTTAAAATACCACCAGTGATAGAAGTAGCACCAGTGTTATTATTTGTTTGTGTTATAACTGTACCCGCACCATTCGTATACTTAACAGTGAACCCCTCAAACGGAGTTCCTGGAGTTAAATAATCGTATGCTGTATTAAATGTTCTTGTACCGGTATTATCATAGAGAATACCAGGACTTACAGTTCCTTTACTACCTATTGTACCATAATCACTCACGCCAATTTTAATATAGTCGCCTGTGAGTGCAAAAATCGAACCAGTTGTTTGTGCATATAAACATGACGAAAAACATAACAGTAAACTTGTTATAATTTTTCTAAACATTTTTTTCCTTTTAAAAACCAAATGTGCCAATAGGTACAGTTATATCTGTTCTATTGCCATTTGTTTCAGTTATTGTTAATGTTACATCTGTGCTTGATTTAACCCATGATATATTGGTACCCTGAAAATCCATTGTACCAGATGTTGCACCATTATCGGTAAACATAGAATCTGCTAATTGTTTTGATAATTGTGCATAAATTCGTGATTCAACATTAACCAAAAATTTAGCCAAGTTAGTGCTAGCCGCAGCACGAGTAGCCGCATCGGCGGCGGCTTTGGCATCATCTTTTAATTTCTGTTTGCGTTGTTGTTCAATCTGCTCAATAGTCAGGACATGCGAAGAATATCCTGAACCCGAAAAGGCAGGACTATTGAATTGTTGAATCAACTCACCGGCACTTGCAGTAAAAACCGCAAAGAATGTATAATAACAAATAACACAAATTACTTTGGTTATTGTTCTCATGGAACTATTTATGTTTTATTATTATGGTTTCGTGAGTATATAGTTGGGTTGTGTCTTTATGTCTTTTTAGTGAAAATTTATCAAAATTCATGTAATTATCAGCGTCACCAGAGTCAAAAAGATAGATTTTCTCTTCTTGGCAATCAATTTTCGTCACTACAGACCAATGGTGCCACGGGGGTCCAAACGAAACAATTGCAACTTTTTTCTCATTTAGATGTTCATTTAGACACGCAAAATATTCATATTGATCATCAAATATATCATCTTCAAATATCACCTCAAATTCAATCTTTTTTTCTTTTTGAGTTATTTTATGTAATATTTTTGTAATGTTCTCTAAGTAAGTCCCCTCAGCGTAATATTTGTGAAAAAGATTTGGATTAATTTCCAACATCTCTCTCATCAATTTTTCAGCACGATTTTGATTATACTTTGAATTTAGATAATAGAAAGAATTGATAATAGAATAGAATCCACAAAGACCATCAAGTAGTCCTTGTTTGTATGGTTCTTTTTTAATTATCTTTTTATTCATAACTCTATATATTTGGCCTGCCTACCCGGAGTCGAACCAGGAAATACGCCTTAGAAGGGCGTTGTTATATCCATTTAACTATAAGCAGAAAATGGTCGGTGATGCAAGGTTTGAACTTGCGACCTCATGCTCCCAAAGCACGTATTCTACCAACTGAACTAATCACCGATAAATTTTGGTGCTCCGTGACAGAATTGAACTGCCAATTGATGATTACAAATCAACCGTTATACCATTTAACTAACAGAGCAAAATTTGGCGGAAGCTGTGAGATTCGAACTCACGGACCCTTTCAGATCGGCAGTTTTCAAGACTGCTGGTTTAAACCTCTCACCCAAACTTCCATAACTATTCTGTGTATGCTTTATGTATTTTAAATATTAAATCTGATATTACATGAGGTTTCATATTAGTGCCATTATTATCTTCAAATGGTATTACATCCCACCTAGCATCATCAGAACTATACCAAGCATAGATACAAACCTCTTCATCTGGTCTATGAATAATCCATGAACCAAATGATGTTGGAAATACTTCATGTTCAGGAAAATGTTTATTACGTAATGATTCTTTATGAACAAATACTGCATATGATTCTGTCTTAAGATCAGGTTGTCCATCATCTAATTCAGCATAACCATCAAAGATAATCTTCACACCAGGAAATGTATCTCCCGAATCATCACCTTGAACTGAAATGCCATCACTTGGATTAGGATCCATTGTTGCTCTGAATTCTTCTAACCAAGATTGAATTACATTACTATAATCTCTTTTATCATCCATAAAAAATTCCATAATTTATTCCCATCGTCTATGCTTTTCAGCGACCCATTCTTCTCCATCATACTCACCAATTTCCCAATCAACATCATCAGGCACATCAACAACTTTTAATTCTGCATGAGCACCATATGAATGAATACCTAAATCTTCAACTGTCTGAACTAGGTGTGGACAGTTTCTTGGCAAATCATAATATGTCCAATAATTGTTATCTGCAATTTCATTCAAATAATACTTCTTTGGAATAACACTTTTCAATTCTTCAGGTATATCTTCTTGCTCAACAACAATTAAATTCATACCACTTAATTCAGCATATCGCATAACACCTTCATGTGATAAACCAAATCCACCAAAACATTTATTAATCACGACTTTCATCTCTATACTCCAATTCTTTATCAAATAATTCTTTTACCCATGGTTCTAATTTACAATTATCTTGTATAGCAAAAATATGCTCTGTTGTCATATCTGCTAATGGTACCCAAGTTAATGGTTGTTTACCATCTTTGCCATATGTGCCCCAATGAAATGCTTCTCTAATCTCTACAAAAGGATTATCCATCATTAATGATAATTCTATATATGGTGCATCATCGTGAACATTTCTACGAAGATAATATAGACCACCATCAACCATATATTCTTTACCATTCTTATCGGTATATGTTTTATAATCGTGTCTATGGTATGATTGTAGAATAGTACCATCCGGTGTTTTAATTCTATTTGCTACAATTTGATTATTCATTTTCTTTATTACTAATTTTATTTAATTTATCATTCAGAATAAACTCTTCAAGTATCATCTCACACATTTGATTTAATGTAATATCTCTATCATGTGCCATTAACATTAAATTATGTAATTCATCTTTTTCTAACTCCAATTCAATTTCTTTTTTTTCTTCTTTCTCTTGTTGTTCTTTTTTCCAAGCACTATATGACTCTATTCTCAAATTATTTTCCATATTCCAAGCACGATTCAAATAATATTCTTTTGTTGCACCAATAAACAAATTCATTCTATCGTATGTTTTATAACCATCATATCCTTCTGGATCGTTTAATGCACGATCAACAACAATACCATACTTGATTGCAAAATTCTTAATAGTTTCATTCATGTTAGTCTCCTAGTCCCATAATGCTCTGTAATATTTACAAAATAACTCCAAACCTTCTGTTATCATTGCTTCATGTTTCTTTGATGCTTCCATATCATATTTACCAAGTTGTTTCCATTTCATCTTTGTCACACCATTTTCACTTTTCATATTATCAAAATCCATTATTGGTTCTTCAATCCAAAATTGTTTATCATTATCATCATCTAATAATTGTTCAAAAGACCAAATCATTTTATCCATGATTTTATCCCATTCTTGCTCTGCAGATTTGAATGCTGCATCATCTCCTTCTTTATAAAACTCAAAACATGATTGGTCACTATTACTATCATACTTTACCAAACAGCCAGGAATACCATGTTGAGTTGCTTTTAACTGTTTCAACATTGGTAAGATAATCATTGCTAAAGTGTGATCCATACTCCAAGTATCCCACTTATCAATCTGAATTGATATTTTTCGGTTATTCTTACTATGGATCCATTCACACAAATTATTTACAAAAGTATTAGATAACCATTCACCAATCTTATAACAGGTATCTTCAGACACACCAACTTTTTGAAGTAAATCAGCAAATTGATATGGACCCCACCAGTTTATGTATGGTCCAATTTTTACTTTCATGATATTATCTTTTTTTCTTCAATCAATTCTTCAAAAGTATCCCATAGTTTATTAAATCTCCATTCATATAATTGCTCAATACCAATCAAAACATTAATTATTACATCTTTAGTTATATCTGTTTCGCAAATATTTTCTGTTAGCAATTTAATCTCTTCATTAATTTTCCAACAGGCTAAAATTTCTTGTTCCAAATCAAACCGATTTTTAGGTTCTAAATTTTTTTCCATTTTATTTTGCTTTCAATAAATTAAATGATAAAAATGATGTTAATAAAAATGCCGCACACCACGTATCAAGAGTATATGGAATTGCTAAAACAGGAAACAAAGTATTCAAACACCAAATAGATAAAAGTGGTGAAAAAACAATAATACTTGCCGCCATAACAAATAAACCAATTATCAATAATATTTTCATATTCATTTAACACCTTCTAAAACAACTTCAACTTGTTTAATAGAGTCATATCTAAAACTACGCCAACCTTGATTCTCTAAATCAAATACTGCAATAACTTCATCATTTACTTTTCGGTTACTTTCAGATTTTGGAATAAATTCTTGTGGAATAACATTCTCGTTTAATGTTGCCTTCATTACACGCTCAGTACCATCCTTTTTAGTAAATGTAACAATAGCACCTTCTTTACTTAGTAACTGCTTCAACCATGTCTTACTTTTTTTATCCGCAAATAATTGTTCCATAATAATCTCCTAATTGTTAGCAATACTTTCTGCCATCTCTTTTACATTTTTTTGTTTCTTCATAATTTCTAATAACATACACTGTAAATAATTCTCAAACCATTCTACCGATTTATCTGTTTTCTTCAAAAACATACCATAAAATTTAGGCAATAAACTTTTTGCATAATAAACTGGATCTGAAAATATTGCTTCAAAACTTTCTTCAAAATGTAGGTCATTATCTTCATTATGCTTAAACAATATTACATGAAACTTTTCACCTATTGAAGTGGTTTCTATAGCAACACCACCTTTATAAGGTTCTTCTTTCAAATCAAAAAAACATATATCTACATTACCCTCATCATCTGGTGCCATTACAAATCCATCATATTTTTCATCACCCATATTGTAATTCTCCGATTATTTAAGTCTAATTCTAAAAACTACCGCATATCGCATTTCTTTAGCCCAAATGGCTACGGGTTTTGTTGTGTGTAATGCTCTTCCATCATAAAGAATTATTCTACCTGGAATAGGTGGAATTATCTTAAATGGATAACCAACATTAAAATCTCTACTTTGTCCAAATCCATTTTGAAACTGTTGTGTATCACCTGTTGTATCATCATCTGCATAAAAAACATTTTCTGACATCCAACTTGGATACCATTCTAAATTAGCCATATACAATAATGTAAAATTACGATCTTCATCTAAATTAATTGTATCACGGTGAATAGCATGACTACGCTTTATTGTCTCTTCTAATTGTATGTTTACATATACTCTAGCTTTCGGAGAATTACGATCTACAAATTTTTCTTGATCTCCGTTAATTTCAAAACGATTAAAAAAATAATTATTGATTCTATTCCATAAATCTCTAATAGGTACATGTTGTTCCAAATCTTTTTCATTATCACCAAAAATACACCGATGCATATATTGATTATTCACACCTGGAATTGCATCATTCATATATTCTTTATAACCATCTGCAGGTTTATAATGAAGAATTCTTCCAAATGTTTTAATCGGAACATCTTTACGTACCGCATGAAATTCTTGTTGTTGAATATGATCCCAAATTTCTTTACGTAAATCATATGAGATTACATCATCATATGATTCTACAGTATATTCTTTATGCATATAGCAACTCTTTAATCATTTTTGATTTTTCTTTTTTACGATTATACATCTTTGCAAGAGGTATCACCCGCATCTTATATTTCGGTGTTCGTAAATCTTTTGCTATTGCATTAAATTTTTTAATAGTAGCCATATTAATATACCTATAACTGTCCATTCAGTAAATGTAAATTGATAACACCAATCGGGTAATCGGTAACTTATATAATCCCACATTTTAATTGATAAAACGTCCTAATTGACTTTTAGCGGCATAAACGGATGTAAATTTTTCTTTGTTTATTAATATATATCTCGGACCATAAACTTTTACAATACCATACTTAAATGGAATCTTGTAAAATACTTTTTTATCTGTTATTTTTTCTCTTAATCTTGTTAAGAGAGGTGCATCGGTAAGTCCAGCATATTGAATGGTCTCTTCAATCTCTTGTGCTGTTTGACTTCGAGCAAACGAAATAGGAATCATAATATAAACTTTCTCAATTAAAAACATATTATACAACAACTAAAAACGAATGTCAACTATACCGAGTAATATTGCCATTCTCATGAACAAAAAATGCTTCAAAATTAATATTGCTAAATTCTTTTTTCAATCCTAAAAATGCATCTAGATTACCTGCATGGTCATCAAACATCCTAGCAATACTATACTTACCTTTTTTCAATTTGTTCCGTGTAATCTCAGCTTTTGCCTCAGGTCCGGGCATTGATAGATTACCCGCACGATGCACATGCACCCGCTTGATATCAAAACCATACTTGTCAAAGGTCTTTAAGAATAAATTTTTATCATCTAAATCAACCCGAGCAGTAATTATGATAATCTCTTTTTGAGGTGTTTTCTTAAACTTATCGAGCATCCGCTTTGCAGTCTTAAATACTGTATCAACTGGTTTAGCGGTTTTATTAAATATTGCAGATGACCTAAATTCGGAAAAATCAAATTCTTCACCCTTCTTTTTATCATATACATTATATTCAGCAGGTGTAAGTGAACCAATTTTTTTACCATCTTTCATTACAAGCACTGAACTCTTGGTACGGAACAAAGTATCATCAATATCAAATATTGATAAACTTGATTCTACATCTTCTTTAATAAATTCTTTGAAAGATATCATAATACTATTTATTAATTGAACCCCTGAAATACTTTATAAACAAAATCAAAACCAGACAATTTAAAAGTCTGAGTAAAATTTCCCGATTTTATCTGATACCAACCATTGGATAATTCATATAAGGTAACTTTTCTTTTATTAACAACTCTAGATAAGATATACATCATTTGAAGAATCCTATAACGTAAATTAGTAAAAGTCCGATATTAACTGCTATCATCGCAGAATCTTTAATACGTATACTCCATATAAGGAATAGAAAAGCTCCAGCGTTAAGTAAATATATATTTAACGGGTCAATTCTAAAACTGGTACACAATGCTCCAGCAAGTGTTACCACCGTTGCAATCCACTTCAAGTAATTATTTATCATCATGTGTACCATTATACATGATCCCCGCCAAATGTCAAGCGCAATTTTAACCCTTTGATTTTATTAAGTTTTTTCTAATGCAAAATGTGCCTTTATTTCTTCTACGCCAACATAATTACCGTAAATGTTTGGATAACCATTATCAATCAATACTTTAATACATTCTTCTACTGTTAACCGCATAAACTGTTCCAAAGTATCACCACCCACTAATGGATAATGACTGCCACCCGCCATCAATGCTAATTCTTTACACTTAGGACTCATCTTTATCCTTTATACCTTTTGATCTTTCAACATCTCTACCTGCATAAAATCCCGCTAAAAATACTATAATAACCACAAGTAACAAACCAATAACTTGTTCATCATTAGCGGGCATCATAGATATTCACCTTCCACATAATCTTCATCCATGCCATATCCTGCTGAAGTCATAGCACTATCAAAGTCACCATCCATATATGGATGGTCACCATCCATACTATCATCATAAACATAACTATCATCATAATCATAACTATCATCATAATCATAACTATCATCATTAAGATAATTATGAACAACATAATTTACATCGGCAAAATCTATCTTCAACATCCGTGCAACTTCTAACGGAGACCAACCATCTTCAAAGAGTTCCACGATTTGTTCCTGAACATTAGAAAAGTAACCCATTATATAGTCTCTCCATAAAATTGTGCATCATTATCATAAGAATTAGCAGCATACTCTCGCATTTCACATTCTCGCATGTTATACTCAAATGCCATTTCCTCAATTTCTTCCTCTGAGGGTTCCCAATTACTATCATTCAATAAATCATACAAACTATTAATCGGTTCCATCACAATCTCCCTATTAAAGAATACATTATATAACAGAATCACTTCAATGTCAAGCGTTTTCTAAGTTGTTGATTTATAAAGGTTTTTTCTATTAAGTTTACGGCATTCTTCTTTTGCCCATACAGGTATATCTGGACTAATCTCTGCTATTCTACAATCAATTATCCGTTCTCTTACATTAAAGATGCTGTAATTTTGTATAATCCATATAACCATTAGAATACCTATTACTGCTATAATAAAGTATTTGATATTCATTCATTCAATTCCCAATTTGATTTAATCAAGTCTGCAGTATTAGGTAATGTAAGACCCGCTAAACTCTCTCCATACTTCACATAATTAATATGATTAGAATCTGCAATTGATGCACACTCTCTTACGATATCTGTTATAAATTCTTCTAATTGTTCTTGAGTAAATTCATAGTAAATACCTACACGACTTTTAGGCATTACTCTAGAAAACATTACAGTTTTGGATTTGAATAATTCATCGTTCATACAGTAACATCCACTTTATGTTGGGTTTCTTTAATACGAATTTCTTGCTGTAGTTTTTTTTCTTCTAGTTCTATCATTTGCTTTTGTTGGGCAATATCTTCTATTCGTCTTTCATATGTTTTTTGCTCAATAACTCTTCGGTATTGTTCTATATTCATAGTTTTAAACCTCTGCTACAGGAATATTACATTTACGTAAAAAAGATAATCCTTCTATACTTCTATATTCTTTATTATAATAAAATGCTTTAATACCAGATTGATAGATTAACTTTGCACAATCTAAACAAGGTGCATGGGTGCATACCATTATTGCACCATCACCAGATTCAGTAGACCTTGCTAACTTAGATATCGCATTAGACTCAGCATGAATTACTTCTGGTTTAGTTTTTAAACGATACCAACCTTTACCAGTGCCGGTAAATCCTAATCGCTTCATTTCATCTGGAGAGGGGATTTGTTCGTTATTACCAACGTATTCGGTATTCTCACAAGTATTATCCCATCCAGAAGGCGTACCATTATAACCAATACTTATAATCCGATTATCTTTAATAATCAATGCACCAACCTTTAATCGCACTGCACTACTCAACTTCGCATACACATGTGCTGCTTCCATATGTGCTTGAAGATGTTTTGGATTAATTTCCATGCTTTGCTTCCAATACTCTTAGATCATTGGCAGCGTCACTAACGCCATGCCAGTCACTCTCTTCTACTTTCAATAGCAAATAATTGATGTATATTTGTCTATTTTCTTGAAACTTCTTTTCATCTTCAGTATATACTACTTTCCAATTACTCATCATTTTCCTTTAATTTTAATACAGGTACAATTAACTTTTTTTTCTTGTAATGCTTTCATTGTTTCAATACAATCTGCTTGATCGTCATACCTGTAGTGTATCTCGGGTTGAGGATTCATAGTACCAACAATGATTACTAATGCCCACATCATGAGTATTGTATCTCCATTACTTTAACATTATCAGGCATAATTTCCATTGGATACTTCTTCATAAACCCACTTAATACGCCAGCACCGTAACCTGTTGTTCCATATGAAGTTTTTCTACATTGATATACAGAACCACTATGGCCATGGAAGTAATAATAGTCATCATCCTCTGTAACACTCTTAACACCAGAATTTAATTGCCAACTATCACCAGTAGTATATCCACCACTCCATGTAGCAAATATCTTATAGAATGTTTCTTTATCATTAGCAATCTTTATCATTAACCATCTATTTGGTTTGTAATTCATCTTTCCACTCCCATCCGAGCAATTCAATAGTATTCTTGATTTGTTGTTCTGTAGGTTTCTTTTTTATTGCAATATGAAAATTCTCTCCAATCGTCCAATACCCATCATATTTTGGTGATATAAAAAATGTAGTGGGCATATAGGAAAATGATACATTAGCAATTGGCAGAGTAATACTATCATTAGACATTATATTTTTCCTTTATCAATTTAATTACCCTTTCCGCAGGCGTTCCTTACGCCATTCAGGGAAACTTATCTTATATGGTAGCATAGGGTTTTCTTCGCATAGTTTACGCCATTCATCATTAAGACTAACGGTTTTTCTTATCTTGGATTGCAAACTGCGAGTTACATCTCTTGCCACGTGGTTATGCGGATTAAGACCTTTGGCATTTTTATTTCCCATTATATATTATATTTTTCCTTTATCAATTTAATTGCTTTAGCCATTGCTGTATCTATTACATCTCTAGTAAATGTAGTTAAACCATGATGCCTGATAGAATCATCATTCTTTAGTATATCTATAATCTCAGATGGAATTCTTGCCGCTTCTTCTAGTTGGCTTTCGTCTTTAGTCATTTGTCTTGTCCTCTTGCTCTGATGGCTAGAGCTAATGGCTGACGAATTTTGTTTGGCCACTCAGGTAAAAGAAGCTGCTCACAAATAGTTGCACACGCCTCACGCTCTGCTTCTACTGCTTTTTGTATTTCTTCTATACGATTGTCTACATAATTAATCATCGGTGTTTTAGTCATTCTTTAAATCCTTTAATTCAGAATGTTTTTGAATCCATAGAATCTATCTCTATAAATCTCTATAGCATGATTTAAAAAAGTTTCATATAAACCATTCATATAATCTTCTTCGCTCATAAAAGTCAAAGGATCAATAGCCATTAATAGCTGAGTCTCATCTGAATAGGTGAAATGATCGTATTTTAATTTACTTTCTCTATTATAAATCTCGTCAACTATAGATTGTTGAATACGATTATTTTTAGCATATTCTGATCTAATTTTTTTATATTCTTCCATCTGCTGCTGGAGGTAGCTATTATATTCGGCTATAGTCATCTTTGAAATCATTTCTTCAGTTTCAATTAAGATAGCGGGAGCATTTATTGCTTTTAATCGGTTTAATTTCAATAGTCTTTCTTTTTGAAATGCTTTATTTCTACTAATAGTATCTTCAATAACTTCATTAATTTTTTTCATATTATTCTCGTATTAAGTCAATAATTTTATTAATTCTGTTCTTATTCTCAAGCATCTTAAACCATAGTCTTAATGTATTAAATGCATCATTATCTGCACGATGTGGTTCACCGATAAATTTCATATGATACCAAGCCATTGCAGACCGTAATCCTGCACTGGGACTCTTACCCGCTGCAACTCTATCTAATACAAATAAAGTCTTTAGATCAATCCATCTCCTACCAAAATGGAGGAAAGGTATATTTCTCTCTCTAAATTCAGCCTTTAATTCTTCACTATCAGCGCTACCCCATGTGATAGGATTAAGAAAGCACTGGTTAGCAGTAAGTAAATAACTAATAGAATTAGCAACGAATTCATGTGATTCTCCATGAGTAATTATATCATCATCAGTAATGCCTGTCAACTCTGTAATGAACGGATATATCTTTTCTTCCGGATTAAAATACCATTTATAAGTGGCTATCTTATCATCA